AGAACCATAGAAAAGAGACTTCGTCTCCAAAAGACGGCGGCGATGCAACGGGCGTTCAACCGGAGCGCTTGGCAGATGATGCCGTGCCCAGCTCTGAGGCTGCGTGGTCGGTGGTGTTCGGCCAGGACTTTGGCGTGGAGGTGGACCCGACCGACTTGCAGAGCCGGAAAAAATTCTGGCCCTTGGCAGCAGGCTGGGTGGCTGCGGGGCTGAGTGTGGGGCAGATGCGGGCTGCGGTGGCCAAGGCGCGGCTGGAGGCCAGGGAGGGTATTGCCTACCTTCCGGCCTACGTGGACCGGGTGCTGGCGACGATGCAGCAGCCTGCGGCAGCGGCTGAGTCGTTTGTGGAGCGTGCGGCACGTGAGCGCATGTCGGACCTGGCTCCGCTGGCGGCTGCGCAGGCTCCTGTGGCAAAGCCTGCGCCGGTGGTGGATGGCTATGCCTTTTTTGCCGCACAGGCTGCGGCCCCGGCTTTGATTGAGGTGGCGCAATGATGCAGATGCAAGACGCTGATTTTGTGGTCCAGATCCACTCTGTGCTGGCCGTGCGCTACGGCGCTGGTTGGGCCAAGATGTGGCAGGGGCTGGACATGGAGTTTGTGCGCGCTGACTGGCGGCGCGTGCTGCGTGATTTTGAGCAAAACCCCGCTGCGGTGGCCCACGCGCTGGACAACCTGCCGGTGGGGCCGCGCCCCCCTACGGCTGGTGAGTTTTTGCAGCTGTGTGAGGCTGCGCCGCGCCCTGCGGTGCGCATGCTGCCGCGTGCTGGCTCCAAGCCTGGGCAGCAGGTGGAGCAGGTGCTGCGCATGGTGCGTGAGCGCGCTGCTGGCCCACGCGAGGTGGCTCGGTCGAACTGGCAGCGCATCATGGCGCGCATTGAGGCGGGGGAGCAGGTATCACCCACGATCCGGCGCTGGGCGCAGGAGATGGCAAGAAAGGGCGGCCATGCACGTACGCTTTGATTCCAAGTTGATTGGGCAGGCTGAGGCGCTGCGTGTGCTGCACGGTTTAAGCGGCAGGCAGATGGCCGTGGCCAGTGCCAAGGCGCTCAATGACGTGGGCTTTGAGGTGCGCAGGGCGATGCAGGATGAAATGCGTGTGGTGTTCAAAGACCCGACGGATTACATCCTGCGCAGCCCACGGTTCAAGCGGGCCACGCCAGAGCGCCTGAGCGTGACCATCGAGCCTGCCTACATGGGCCGAGCCAAGGGAAAGGGTGGAGATGGTGTTGACCCGCAGAAGATTTTGAATGCCCAGGCGTGGGGTGGTCGGCGCCGTGACAAGCGCAGCGAGGTGGCATTGCGCCGCGCGCGCATCCTGCCTAATGGCTACCAAACTGTTATCCCTGACGAAAAATACGGTGGTCCATTCCCTGGGAGCGATGATGGTAAGGGCAACCTGAGGGGGGATTTTCTCAAGAAGCTTCTCAGCTACTTGCAGTCATTTCAAGGCGGTGGTGCAAAGGTGAACATGTCCGAGAAGGGCTATAAGCGCATCCACAAGAACAGCCGCAAAGATGACATTCCCATGGGGCAAAAAGGGTGGACCAAGCATGTGCGTGGCCAGCGCTTTTTTGTCAGCCACGGTTCTAAGGGGGGGAGAGGGCAACATCTGCGCCCTGGTATCTGGGCAGTCATGGGGCATGAAGGGATGGAAGTGCGCGCTGTGCTGCTGTTCGTGCGCCAAGGCACGTACACGCCACGGCTGGACATGGACAAGGTGGCCAAGCGTGCAGACGCCGAGAACTACCTGGCCAAGCGCGTGCGCTTCCGCATTCGTGATGCGGCAGGCGTATGAGGGCGGCGGCTGTCATGGTGGCTGGGGTGCGCGGGTCCTTCCCGGCAGCCTCGGACGCGGGTAATTCGCGCCGCGCTGTCTCAGTGTTTTGTGGTGCTCCTAAGGGGGTTAAGTGAAGATACTGCCTTATTTGGCTGCTCCTATTTCGCAAGCGGAGTTCGCGCAGATTGTGGGTATCAGCGAAGCCCGGGTGAGCACGCTGATTAGCGAGGGAGTGTTGACCAAGGGCGACAACGCCCACGGCTGGCTGCTGGGGTATTGCGAGCGCCTGCGTGACATGGCGGCAGGCCGTGCCTCAGTCGGTGGGCTGGATCTGGTGCAGGAGCGCGCAGCCCTGGCACGGTCGCAGCGCGAGGCGCAGGAGCTGAAAAACGCCGTGGCCCGTGGCGAGTTCGCCCCCATCGGCCTGCTGGCTGACGTGCTGGGCCAGGCGGCATCTGCCGTGGTGGACCGCATGGACCAGGTGGAGGGCGACTTGCGCAAGGCCTGCCCCGACCTGCCAGAGGACGCACGGGTGGTGGTGTTGCGCACGCTGGCCAATGCGCGCAATGAGTGGATTCGCAGCACAGCCAAGCTGGTATCCGATCAAGTGGATGGCATGACTGAAGACCAGGAGGACGCAGACGATGACCGCGCCCCTGAGTAAAGAAGCCCTGCACGCCATCAAGGCCGCTGTGCGGCTGGGGCTGGACAGCCTGCGCGCCGATGAGCCGCAGACACTGAGCGAGTGGGCGGCCCAGCACTTCATCCTGGCCGGTGAGTCCAGCCACCAGAAGGGCGGCTGGGTAGGGTGGCCCTTCCAGCGCGGCATTCTGGACTTCATGAGCGATGACCGCATTGAGGAGCTGGCCGTCAAAAAGTCCAAGCGCGTGGGCTACACCAAGATGATCACGGCCTTTGTGGCCTACAACATCGCCCACCGCCGCCGCAAGCAGGCGCTGTGGCAGCCCACGGATGATGACCGGGACAGCTACGTCAAAAGCGAGATTGAGCCCGTGCTGGACGGCGTGCCCGCCGTGCGCGCAGCACGCAAGCAGGGCAAGGGCGTGGTGGACACCATCAAGTACAAGCCCTTCCGTGACTCGGTGCTGCACCTGCTCGGCGGCAAGGCGGCACGCGCTTACCGGCGTATTACGGTGGCCGTGTCCATTCTGGATGAATGGTCCGCATTCGATCAGACCATTGAGAAGTCCGGCGACCCAGGCAGCCTGGCCAAGGGCCGCCTGGAGGGGGCGCCTTATCCGAAGTTTGTGGGCGGCAGCACGCCCCGCATCAAAGGCCTGTGCCACGTAGAGCGTGCCTGTGAAGAGTCTGAAGCCTATGTGCAGTACCACATAGAGTGCCCGCACTGCGGCGGTGAGCATCCGCTCATCTGGGGCAGCAAAGACCTGCCCTATGGCTTCAAGTGGGAAAAAGGCAAGCCCGAAACCGTGCGCCACGTCTGCCCCCACTGCCGCGAGAGCATCACCCAGGCTGACTACCTGCCCGGCGGCTGGCCCCTGACCGGCGCATGGGTCTGCAAGAAAACCGGCATCCGCTACGACGCAGATGGCCAGTGGCGCAACGCCAAGGGCGAGCTGTGCCGGCCACCACGCACCCTGGGCGTGCACATCTGGGCAGCGTACAGCCCCCAGCGCACATGGGCCAGCATCGTGGACGAGCACGAAAAAGCCTACCGCGCCATGCAAGCGGGTGACGTGGGCCCCATGACCAGCTTCACCAACGAAACGCTGGGCGAAACCTGGGAAGTCAAAGGCGAAAGCAGCGACGAGCACGTGCTGCAGCAGCGGGCAGAGGACTTTCCGCTCGGCCGCGTACCTGTGGGCGCGCTGTACCTGACAGCCGGGGTTGACGTGCAGCGTGACCGCTGGGAAATCGCCATCTGGGGGTGGGGCAGGGGCCTGGAGAGCTGGACAGTGATGCACCACGTCATCTACGGCAACCCAGCCAATGACGCAGATTGGGAGCCCGTAGAGCAGTTCCTGCTGCAGCGCTTCCCCCAGGCGCTCCACGGTGGCACCCTGGGCTTGTCTGCAGTCAGCATTGACTCCTCAGACCAGACCCAGGCCGTCTACAACTGGGTGCGCAATACCCAGACCAGGATTGCCAACCTGCGCGCCATCAAGGGTGACACCAACGACAACCGCAACATCGTGGGCCCCTGCAGCATGCAGGAGGTCAACCACCGCGGCCGCAAGATCGCCAAAGGCATCAAGCTGTGGCTCGTAGGCGTAGACAACGCCAAAGACCTGCTGCTGGGCCAGCTCGCCATTACAGAGCCAGGCCCCGGCTATGTGCACACCAGCCAAGAACTGCCCCGCGAATGGTATGAGCAACTCACTGCCGAGCAGCGCATCCTGGCCAAGGTGCAAGGCCGGGACGTTTACAAATGGGTCAAACGCCGCCCACGCAATGAAGTGTTGGACTGCTTTGACGCTGAAACTGAAGTGCTCACCCATACAGGCTGGAAGCGCTGGGGCGATGTCTGCTATGAAGACCTTCTGGCCACGGTCAACCTGTCCACCGACCTGATGGAGTACCAGCAGCCATCGCTACTCATTGACAAACCCTACAGCGGCGACATGGTGCAACTCAAAGGCAAGTCCATTGATGTGCTGGTAACGCCTGGGCACCGCATGGTGACCTTGAAGAAAGCGCATCAAACCATTGCCCCCGGCGTGCGCAAATGGAACTTGGATGTGCCACCAGCCATTACCTTGGCGAAAGACCTCACCGTTCACCATGCCCTCAAAATTGCGGCCACCTGGCAAGGCAATCAGGCAGACGCCTATGTCATCCCCGCCTCCATATCAGCGCAAAACCGCCTTTTGTTCCCAGAAGTCGCGGTAGATGCGCATGACATGGCCGCTTTCTTTGGCTGGTGGGTGTCAGAAGGCTCCGTGCAAGAGGTGCGCAGCAAAACACAAGGCAATGTGCGCAGGCGCGTCACCATCCATCAAACCAAGCCCCATCGACGTCTTGAAATTGAAGCACTGCTCGCTCGTCTGCCTTGGAAGTTCCATGTCACCCATGACAGATACATCTTCACCTGCAAACAGGTCTACGACCTCGTGGCGCCGCTCGGTGCACTCCAGCATGAGCGCCGCGTGCCGCAATGGATCAAAGATGCCAAGCCCAGCGTAATCGCAGCCTTCCTGAACGCCGCTATTGCGGGCGATGGTTGGGCACAGCAGCGCAAAGCGCACCACCGGCCAAACCGGGCTTATGCAACCACATCGCGGTTGCTGGCTGATGACATGCAGGAGCTGTTCATCAAAACTGGTAACGCGGCCACTATGCGGGTGGTGCAGCCCAAACACCGGCCTGTCATCAGTGGGCATCAATCACCCACCACCCCCAAACTGCAATACCACGTCTATGAACGGCTTTCCTCGCGTGCCTATCTAGACGGCGGTGGCAATGGCAAACGTGGCTACATCGGCCAAACCGTGCACTACGCAGGGCGTGTCTATTGCGCAACAGTTCCCAATGGCACCTTGATCGTGCGCCGTGGCGGCAAAACCTTCATCGCGGGCAACTGCCGAAACTATTCGCTGCATGCCGCCATGGCCAACGGCCTCCACAAATGGCCAGAGTCTAAATGGCTGCAACTGGAGCAAACCGTGCAGCCCCCGCCAGACCTGTTCAGCACACCACCCGCGCAAGAGCAGGGCGCACAGCCTTCAACACCGGCTGCCCCCGTACCGCTTGCCGTGGCGCAGCCTGCCACCAGTACAGCCGACGAAGACATATTTGCCCCAATTAGCCTGCAATGACCATGAATCAAGCGCAACCAGCTATCAAAACCATGAGCAAAAAAACCTCAACAGCCAACAAGCTGGACCCCATCGCCGTGCTGCGTGAAGAGCTGACAGCCGCCGCCGTGTGCCATGGCGTGGAGCGGGTGGAAGATTTGACCGAGGCGTTGGTTAGCCGCTATGTAGACCGACTGGGTGGCTCCACCGTTTACGTGCGCAACCCCCGGGTCATGGAGCGTGAACGCATCGCCAAAGAGGTGCGCGCCAAGTTCAACGGCCGCAACGCCCGCGCGCTGGCGCGGGAGTACGGGGTGAGTGTGCGGTGGGTGCAGAGGCTTGTTGGGGAGGATTCCCTCAAGCAAGCTTGAGTAAATCTTCTGAATCAGAAGCGTCAGCTTGAATTACGCAGCCTAATTCAAGCTGAAGCGGAATTGCTCCGCAGTTCAAAAGCTCAGCGGGTGCAATCATGTTTTTGGAAAGCACTAACAACTCGGATGCTTTTCTTTTAACTTGTGCGTAATAAGTCAAGCCTTTTCTGTATATAGGCAAGCCTTTATATAAATTCTCAATTTCAGGCACATCATCATAAGTAAGCATCCATTGACAATTTAGGTTGCGAATCAATTTCGCCAGCCTTACATGATCTTCTGGATGGTAAAAACTTAAATATAAATCTCGCCCTTGTTCGTAATAGGGTGGATCAATATTAACTAAAGATTTTTTAGGTAATTGTTTTTCCCAAACCTTAAGGCACTCTTCGGCATCCATTCTGGTAATTTTCACAACTTCGCGGCATGAATGGATGCGTTGTATTTTCTTGATTATATCTTCTTTGTTAAATCGACAGTCCAGCTTGTAATTACCAGTCTGTGATTTACCGCCAATAACGCCACCTTTTAAGATGCCAGAGCGGTTTGTTCGGTTTAGAAACAAAACAGCAAATGCTAAATCCAGCTGGCTGGCATTGCTATTTTTAATGACAACGCGCTGCTTTTCCCACTCTGCCATGGTGATATTTGTTGCAAGAATGCGCTCACAAAGCGGATCAGGCTCAAACACTACGGTTTGCCAAAATGCATAGATGGCAGGGTCCAGGTCGTTGAGCCACACTTCAGCGGCATCACCGTTGAGCAGTAAGCGCCAAGCAATGCCTGCACCTCCTGCGAACGGCTCGGCGTAGACGCCACGCAACATCCCGTTTGCACGAAGCAAATCAAGCACAAAGGGCGTCAGCTGGGTCTTGCCGCCGGGGTAGCGTAGGGGGGAGAGGGTAACAGGCATTTGTGTAGCACCATAGCAAAAAGCAGCTTGGCTGGCCAGCGCTTTTAAACAGTTTGTGCAGTACTTGCGGAGATTGCATCAAGCATATAGCGAAGTGCAGGCTCCCAGGTGTCAAAAACAGCATTTAGTTGACGCTTGGTTGGGATAGTCCCTCCGTGGATGCCTGTGCCCAAGGTATAAAGGCTGTGTGCGATGTGTGAGTTGTTAGAGGATTGGCTCAAAACATCTTGAATATTTCGTGGTGCATTTGCTCTCGTGACTTCTTCGGCGCATCTTTTTGCTAGCTCAAGATCCCCTTGATATTTGCGGGTGGGATTATTTCTTCTGTAGTAGAGAACTAATATTCGTTCCACAAATGCTCTTAGCAGATAATTTGCGGCGAATTCGTGCCCTTCAGTTTCTGTTGAAAGCATTTCTGTTCTAAGTCTGATCAAAACTTTGTCATTAACTTGAACAGTGAATTTTGCTTCTAACACTTTGTTTCTATCAGCTCTATTTTGGACGCTGCGGCCTGGTGAAGAATTTCCAGTAGATTCATTAATCGGTATGGATGTGCTGGTTGTGGCAGGTTGTGCTTCAAGAGCTATTCCTGCTACATCTTCAACACTCTGAGTAGTTGTAGCCACTGTGGCAGCTTCTGATGCCGCCTCAGTGCTCGCTGCTTTTGCGCTATGCAGGTTGTCTTGTTCGTTAGTTAATTGACCATCTGATGTTTTCGTGCTGGATTCTGAGAAACTGACTTGTTGTGTCGCTGCGTTTGCAGAGATGCTGCCGCCAATAGAGGCAGGACTTGCTAAGTGTGTAATTGAGTTTTGAGGAGCTACGGCAGGTGTTGTCGGATGAATCTCAATAGATTGCGCTAGTTTATTAGCCTCAGATAGCTTGTCTCTTGTAATACTAAGCAAATAAACTAAGCAATCATTAGCGTCAGCACGCGAATGGACGATTGCTCTTTCATTTTTGTTTGGTGGAATGCTATCTATTACAAATCTTTCTAGAATTTCATCCACAATATGTGGTGTGTGTGTATATATTAATTGATTGTCCTTGCTCAGACCGCCGAGCCCAATTATAGTTTGCCGCCCTTTGTTGTTTAAATATCTTGCAAGGGTGGTAATTTTAATTTCTTTTTTCTGATTTTCATTTATTCGACCAATGCCAAGCAACCTGTCAACAACGGCAAGTGCTAATACGTTAGCATGTGCAGTTGATTTTTCTGCATTATCTTTACTCGCACGGCGTGCTTGTGCATTAGCATCCCAGTCAGCAGTACCAACCCCTCCTTGTTGGCCCATATGACGTCTGTCCAGCCAAGGTTGTGCCTCTTTTCTATCTGAGAATATATAAACTGTTAATTCTTTCGGTATATTTCTTGAGCGTGCAATTCTTTCAAATTTTTCTTTATAGGAACTATCAGGAGCACGGCTAGGATCCGCAAGTAATAGAAGTGCGCAAGTTCTTCTATTACCTTCTAGCGCTATATAGTGGCCTCTCATATTTTCATTTGGCACTACCCCAAGTATGTCTAATGGGCTTAGTGACTCCATCTCTGCAATATCTTTAGCTAACGCAACAAGCTTGGGGTCGCAAAGCTCTTTTATAATTTCGCTTTCTCGACTCTTGTAATCATGACGAGGGTTGTCTGAGTCTAAATGAATATTCTTTGCGGATATTTTAAAATAATCTTTGGAAATTTTTTTAATCACATAGCCTCCTGATAATAGTAAATTCATTGAAGTATAACCGTTCTTGCGGAGTGGTCTTACTGGCTAGTATCTAGCAGTGTATGATTATTGCCATCACGCCCTCCCGCGTGATCTGGGCTTGGCGGCCCGGAAATCAACAGGCGCAGCAGCCGCGCCATACAAATGGTCTGCGGCTTTTGCTTTCTTAAGCATGCTGTACACGCATGGCTACCGTTTTACGGTGGGTCGTGTGGGGACACCCGCGAGGGTGTGCCGGTGCCTGTTGCCGGTCCGCCAACCCTGCACGGCCCATCACCTTGGCTTGGCGGACGAGGTGATGGATCACAAAGTCCATCAACAGGAGCCTCACCATGGCTGACATCACTCCCGGTTCTTCTGCATCCGTTGTTTGCGCTCGCCCTGAGCTTTCAATTCACGACGGCACCGTTACCACCACCAGCTTGCAAGTCGCACAGTCCTTTGGCAAACGTCATCGTGATGTGATGCGTGCTATTCGAAATTTACTTGCAGAAATTGGTGAAGAACATGCGCGCAATTTTGCGCGTATGTCTCAAGAGGTTGAGATTGGCAATGGTGGCGTTCGACAAGAATCTGCCTACCGCATGAACCGCGACGGCTTCATGCTGCTCGCCATGGGCTTTACCGGCAAAGAGGCACTGCGCTGGAAGCTGGCTTACATCGCTGCCTTCAACCGCATGGAGGCCGAGCTGCAAAAGCCCGCCTACGACCCCGCCCGCATTGAGCTGGCCCACAGCCTGGCCGCCCAGGCTGCGGCGCAAGTGACGCAGACTGTGTTTGAGGCCATTGCCTCCGGCCGCAACAGTGACTGGCGTCGCGTGCGCTACCTGCTCCGCTTTGGCTATGACAGTGACGGCCAGCCCACCATTCCCCAGGCACAGGTGGTGGGTGATGACCAGATGGTCACTTCCCTCAACGCGCTCGCCCAGCACATTGCCAAGCACGACGTCATCCCCTCCGACGCGCAGCTGGCCGCACTGGTCACCGCCTGCGCCCACCAACTCTCCGAACGCGCCCAGATACGCGAGCTGCGCGCGGCCAACAAAGCCGCCGCCGCTGCAACCACCTCTGCAGCGGCAGCCGCCCCCATATCCCCACGCATCGGGCGCGACCGCAAGCCAAGGCTTTCTGACACATCTCGCGCTGTGCTTGGGTGAGGTTTTTCAAATTTGATAGCTGCTAGCGCTTGCTGGGTAAGCGTTAGCGGCTGATTTTGCTTGAAGAAAGCCCCTGCTGGCGTTGGCTGGCAGGGGCTTTGTGTTTTGGTGGTCTTTATTGCAAGCGCTGGAGTGTGTCTTGCACGATCACATGGCGTATGGCGCGCAGCAGCCGTAGTTCACCCGCCTGGTAGTTGGTGGCCTGAGCAGGGTAGCTGGATTCAATTGCTGCGATCAGTTGGTCGGCATGCTCTGGCAGTGTTTTGAGCATTTTGTCCAGTTCGCGTGTTGCGGTGCCTTTGGACAAGCCTAAATCTGCCCCCGCCTGCAGCATGACTGCGCGGTTGACGTGTTCAAACTGGGTGGCTTGGCCCAAGCTCAGCGCCAGTTGGGTTTTAGGCCAGACGGGGCTTTCGCTGAACGATCGGGTGTCATACACCGCGGTGCACAGCAAGTCGTAAGCGGGGGCGAGTTGTATGCCTTCGTGGCTGATGAGGAAAGAGATGTTTTTGAGGTGGTTGTCGCCGTTGCCCAGCAGGTAGTTAAACACCAGCCAACGGTACAGCTGCAGGCGTGTGGCGGCTTTGGCGGTGCATTGCTCTACAGCCTGAACCAGTGTGCCCAAGGTTGCCTGCTCGTATTTGAAGGCGCGTGACTTGGCCAGCAACTGGCATGTATCAATGATGTGCAGGCGCTGGGTGCTGCCATCCGGGCCTGTGCGGCGGTCAAAGCGCTCAACAATGTATGCAGGCTCTGGGGCATAAAGGCGGTGTACGGCGGGTACGTTCAAGCCCACTGCTGCGGCCAGGCGCATGCTGAAGTATTCGTTGATGACGGAGTGCGGGTAGTCGGCAGACTGGCTGTCCGGCTTGAGGATGTGGGTGGAGGGCGTACCGGGCAGCGGCTCAAACAGTTGCCCATCGCGGTAGACCACCACCATTTTGTGCTGCGCACCCGCCAGTGACATGCGCTTGGGCGATTTTTGCGTGAGCGTGGCGCGGGGCAGGTTGCGAATGCGGACATTCAGCTCTGGCAGAGGCAGAGGTTGCAGCCCCGTTGCTGCAGCGATTGCATCCGGTGCAGCCAGCACCAGTGAGCCTGCTGACTCTGCGCCAAAGTAGCCCAGCATGCCAAAAGCGTCGGCTTCATCAATTTGGGCTTCTTTGGCCAACACGCTGCGCAGTTGTTCTTCGGGCAGCAGGTTGTCAAAGTACCACTGCACGGGGCGTTGGGTGGCTCCGTCAATGTATGCAGCTGTTGAAAGCGGCAGTCCTGGAGCCAGCGCAAATGCTTGGGGGCTTGCTATCCATTCAGGGGCGTAGGCAAAGCGCCAGATGTCGTCTTGGGTGCTGAGGGTGCCCACTGTGGCGTCATTGATGCGCACAAGAAGCTGGCGTGCCGTGCTCATGCCTTGGCCTTTGCGTTGCTGCTGCGTGTACGTGGCTTCAGAGGTTTGAGGCCCGTGGATTGCAGCGCTTCAAATTGCTCCAGCGCGCTGGATGGGATGTCTACGGTAAGCTGAAGGCCTGCTTCTTGCAGTAGCTTGAGTACGCGGCCCATCTGCACGGTTGCTTTGCCGTGCTCCACCTCACGGGCAAACACATGGCCAACGCCTGCGCTGCCTGCCAAATCGTCCAGGCGCAAGCCTTGGCTTTTACGTACTGCACGCAAAATCAGGCCGAGGTCTGCGACGGTGTGGATGCTGTGTTTCATGGTGTTAAAAGATGCCTTTGCATCTATTTTTACCACATATGGCTATGCACGGCAATCAATAGATGCTTTTGCATCTTTTTTTATTTTCTGCAGCATTGATTGTTTTAAATGGATGCAATGGCATCTTTTTTTTGTATGTTGCTTCACGATGGCATGCAGGTCTGACCGTGATGCACGCTGTTGCGGCACCCAAAAATAGGCGGATAACAATGGAGATCCATTCAGACATGGCTCTGCCTGTTTGGGGAATGCGCAATGGTCATTGAGTGCCCGGTTTCCACAAAAATGCTATTAAATTGATTGTTGATTTCTTTGCTGCATAAGGCCTAGCCGCCTGCGACAAAATTTAAAGAACTAGTTCGTCTGGTTTTGTCGCAGCACCTCGCCGATCATCGGCGCATGGGTATCTACCGCCATCTTTCTGTTGAGCAACTCCAGGCCAAGCGCGACAAGCTGATGCAGGCGCTGGAGGCGCGTTTGACCTTGCCCACCACAGCCAGCGGGGGCGGCCGCTCCGTTCAGTTCAATCAGGACACGACCCAGATTGAGCGGCAAATTCAAGCCATCCATGAAGAGCTTGACAGCCGCACTGGCAAGCGTCGTGGCCCCATCTATCTGGTGTAGTGATGGGGCGCAAGCAATCTCTCTCCCGCCGTACTCGCGCAGCTGCCTCTGTGGCAGCGGGTGCCAGCATGTCTGCGTACCAGGGCGCGTCTCACACCGATCTGGCACTGCGTGACTGGCAGCCCGGCCTGGGCAGCCCTGATGCTGATCTGCTGCCTGAACTGGGCACACTCACCAGCCGCAGCCGTGACCTGGCACGCAATGACGGCCTCATGGCCGGTGGCCTGCAGACCCACCGCGACAACATTGTGGGTGCGGTGCTGCGTCTTTCGGCCATGCCGGACTACCGTCTGCTGGGCTGGTCCGTAGAGCAGGCGCGGGAGTGGGGCAACAAGGTGGAGGCCCATTTCCGCAGCTGGGCAGAGACCACGGATTGCGATGCCGCCCGCACGCTGGACCTGCTGGGCATGACAGTGCTGGCCCTGAGCGGTGAAATGCTCAATGGTGATGCGGTTGCTATTCCCAAGTGGCTGCCCCGCCCAGACAGCCCATGGGCTACCCGCCTGTGCCTGATTGAGTCTGACCGGCTGGAGACGCCTCCACACCTGGAGGGCATGGCCCGTATTCGCCGTGGCATTGAGTACGACACCAACGGTGCCCCTGTGGCCTATCACTTCCGCGCAGCACACCCTGGCGATGCGCCATACCTGAGCGGGCATGAAGTGCACGATCTGTACCGCTGGGAGCGTGTGCCTGCCTTCACGCCTTGGGGGCGTCGCCGGGTGGTGCATTTGCACGCCAAAGAGCGCACAGGCCAATCGCGCGGCAAGCCCATTGTGAGCGCCGTGATGCGCGAATTCCACATGGCAGGCAAGTATGCGCAAAACGAGCTGCAGGCCAGCTTGGCCAACTCGCTGGTGGCCGCCTTCCTGGAATCCAACCTGGACCAGGAATCTGCAGCCGCCCTGTTTGGCGACGATCCCCGCGAGGCCTGGGGCAAGTCCGTCAAGCAGGCGCAAAGCATTGGCAAGCTGCAGGGCGCGGCTGTCATCCCGTTGCCTGCCGGTGCACGTTTGCAGAGTTTTGCCCCCAGCCGCCCCAATGTGGCGTTTGAGGCTTTCATGCAGGCGGTGGAACGGCGCATCGCCGCAGGCATGAACCTGCCCTATGAGCTGTTCGCCAAAGATTTCAGCCGCCTGAACTATTCCAGCGCCCGTGCCGTGCTGCTGGAGGCCTGGCGCTACTTCCAGGGCCGCCGCCGCTGGCTCATGACGCACTGGCTCAAGCCTATCTACGAGCTGTGGCTGGAGGAGGCCGTGAATGCCGGTGTGATTGAAGCGCCCGACTTCTACGCCAACCGCTACGCCTACTGCCGCTGCCGCTTTGTGTTCGGTGGCCGTGGCTGGGTGGACCCCGTCAAAGAAATCACGGCCGCCAAGCTGCGGCTGGAAATCGGCGTTTCCACGCTGGAGCAGGAGTGCGCAGAGCAGGGCCTGGACTGGGAGGAAGTCCTGGTGCAGCAGGCCGTGGAGCAAAAACGCCGTGCAGAGCTGGGTGTTGCGGCACCTGCTGCGGCGCAGTGGGTGGTCGGCAAGCAAGGGCCTGAGCAGGACGAGCCCGTAAAAGACAAAGAGGTATCCGCATGAGCAGCCGCATGTACCCCCATCTTGCAGCGCGTGTGTTCAACACGCCGCTGTTGGTCCATCCCCAAAAGCTCGACGCCATTCTGGCCGGCCTTGGTGGCCGCCTGCTGGGTGCAGACGGTTTGCGCTTTGAGGCCGCAGATCTGACGGCCCAGGCTGCACTGCCTGCTGAAATGTTCAGCACCCGCCGTGGTGAGCGTACCGAGCGCGGCTACCGCGTGGTGGATGGGGTGGCCGTCATCACCGCCATGGGCGCTCTGGTGCACCGCACCAGGATTGATGCCAACAGCAGCCTGCTCATTGGCTACAACGACATTACGGCCGACATGGAAGATGCCCTTGGCCGCAGCGATGTGCATGCCATTGCCTTGGTGCTCGATAGCCCCGGCGGTGAAGTCTCTGGCGCTTTTGAGCTGGCAGAGCGCATTTTTGCCGCCCGCGGCAGCAAACCCATTGTGGCCATTGCAGATGGCATGGCTGCAAGTGCTGCCTATCTGGCCGCCAGTGCAGCGGATGAGGTGGTGCTCACACCGACTTCTTATGTAGGGTCCATCGGTGTGGTGATGCGCCATGTGGACTTCAGCCGCGCACTTGCCAATGACGGCATCAACGTCACACACATCTTTGCCGGTGAACACAAGATCGACGGCAACCCATACCAGCCCCTGCCTGAGAGCGTGCGCGCCACGCTGCAGGCCGACATTGAGGGGCTTTATCAGATGTTTATCCAGGCCGTGGCCAAGCACCGTGGGCTGGATGAGCAGGCGGTGCGCAACACGCGCGCAGCCGTGTACCGGGGCGTGGCAGCTGTCGCCACGCGCTTGGCAGACCGCATCGGCACTGTGGATGCGGTGGTGGCTGAGCTGGCGGCCCGGCGCACTCATGCCGTGTCAACGGGCGTGGGTATGTCTCACCAATCAGAAGGAACCACTATGAATCAAGCATCCGCGAATGCAGCGGCTGCAGCTACGACTGCATCCGCTGGTGCCACTACGCCTGCTGCTGCGGCGGCCGCAGCTGCGTCGGCAGCTCCTGAGCAGGGCAAGACCTATGCCGATGGCGTGCAGGCAGAGCGTGCCCGCGTGACCGCCATCCTGGGGCATGCCAATGCAGCGGCCAACCCATCGATCACCCAGCAGTGCATTGCCACAGGCCTGAGTGCCGAGCAGGCCAAGGGCTTCCTGGACGCCGCACCTGCTGCCGCTGCTGCGCCTGCCCATCCGTTTGCTGCAGCCATGGCGGCCATGGGCAACCCTGATGTGTCTGGCGTGGAAGCCGTAGCCACGCAGGCAAATGCAGGCCCTGCAGCTATTTCCGCAGGCTGGGATCGCGCATTTGGCGTGAACAGCAAGTAAGCGACTGCTGACAAAAAAAGGAGCGCAAACCATGTTTGTAAAGACCCCGAGCGCTGCCAGCTACCTGGTGAGCGAAGCCAATGGCACCCGTTCTCGTGACGTGGTGACCATTGCCGAAGGTGTGCATGCCCTGCCAGGCACTGTGCTGGGCAAGGTGACTGCCACCGGCCACTACGTGCCCCTGGCCCCCACAAAAGGCAGTGGAGAGGACGAGACCCCTGACGGCAGCCAGACCGCTGCGGCCGTGCTGTTTGCGGAAGTGGACGCCACCCTGGGTGAAAAGCCCGGCGTGATTACCGCCCGTGATGCCGAAGTGGCCGCCCATGCGCTGCTCTGGCCAGCAGGCATTACCGAGCAACAAAAAACCGCCGCGCTGGCACAGCTGGCTGCGCTGGGCATTGTGGCGCGCTGATCGCGCCGTCAAGAAAGAGGTGAAACACCATGGCAGATCTTGCAATCTTTAACCGTGATGAGTTCAGCATGACCTCGCTGTCTGCTGCCATCCAGCGCGCGCCCTATGTGCCCCAGCTGCTGGGCCAGATGGGCATTTTTACGCCCGATCGCTCCCGCACCACCACCATCACGGTGGAGGAAAAGGGCGGTGTGCTCTCGCTCATCAAATCCTCGCAGCGTGGCGCCCCCATTGAAGAGGGCCAGGGTGAAGGCCGCCGCGTCAAGCACTTCAGCACCGTGCGCCTGGCGCGTGGCAAGACCTTGTATGCGCACGAAATCCAGAATATTCGTGCGTTTGGCACCACCAGTGAGCTGCAGGCCGTGCAGGATGAAGTGGCCGACATCATGAACGGCAAGACAGGCCTGCGCGCAGCCATGGAGCTGACGCACGAAAACATGCGCCTGGGCGCAGTGCAAGGCAAGGTGCTGGATGCGGATGGCTCGGAGCTGTTCAACTGGTACAGCGGGTTTGACATCAAGCAGCCCGATGAAATCAACTTCAACTTGGCATCTGCCACTGCGGATGGCGGTGAGATTCGCAAGAAGTGCAATGAAGTGGTGCGCGCCATGGTGCGTGCCAGCCATGGTGCCTGGCTGCCCGGCCAAACCTACGCTGCAGCGCTGTGTGGTGACAACTTCTTCGATGACCTGGTGGGCAACCCCGAAACGCGCAGCACCTACCTGGGCCAGCAGGAAGCCAGCGATCTGCGCAACGACGTGGGCCAGGCCTTTGGCACCTTCAAGTACGGCAACATCCTGTTCATCAACTACCGTGGCACTGATGACAAGAGCACGGTGGCCATTGGCAGCGACAAGTGCCACTTCTTCCCCGTAGGTGCGCCAGAGGCCTTCAAGGCTGGCTTCTCGCCTGCCGAGTTCCTGCCCTTTGTGAACACGCCCGGCCAGGACGTGTACGCCCTCATCGTGCCGGACAAGGACCGCCAGGCCTGGGTGCGTCCCGAGGTGTACAGCTACCCGCTGTTCATGTGCACCCGTCCCGGCATGCTGCTGCGTGCCAAGCGCGGTTAAGCCTGGGCGCAGCCATGACGCAGCAGCTTGCGCCTTTTGCTGACGTGGAAGCCCTGATCAATCAGGGCGTTGCACAGATGCTGAGCAATGCCACGGCCACCTGGAACGGCGGTGCGCCCTTCGGCGTGATGCTGGACCGTGAGGCAGACACCGGCTTTATGCCCGAGGTGGTCACTGCTGACCGCTACGCCGTATCCATGTGCGTAGCCAATGCACCAGGCATTGCAGAGGGCAGCACAGGGCTGTGCGTCAATGGCCGGCCAGTCCGGGTGAGCGGTGCCGTGATCCCGGACGCCTCGGGCTGGGCCACTTTCCCCATCGTTTTTGAAGGAGCCACAGATGCTGGCGCTTGAAAAGCTGATGGCCCAGCGCCTGCGGGAGCTGCCTGCGCTCACTGGCTGGGCCGTGCGCACAGGGACTGACGATGCGGACCGCCGCCCTGTGCCTGCAGTCGATGTGCGCATGGGTGGTGCCTCTGTGCCCAGTGGCAACCAGCGCTCGGTGCAGCTGCAGCCCGAATGGCAGGTTGTGCTGGTGAGCAAACGCTCCAGCGATGCGGCAGATGTGCTGGATGGCGTGATCGAGGCCGTCATTGCCGCGCTGCATAACTGGCGCCCGGTTGCCAGCCGCGCATGGACTGAGCTGAAGCTGGTCCGCGTGCTGCCAGTGGATGTTGTGGATGTGGCGCTCATTGGCTTTGAGCTGACGTTCACCACCACCTCTGTTTTCAACGGTCAGCAGTGACCATCACACATAGGGATTGGATATGCCTATTAACCACACCACCAACCAGTACCTGATCCCCCGCGGTCGTGTGTACTTTGACCCCTACAACGCCAGCGAGCAGCTCACGGGCGAAATTGACCTGGGCAACTGCCCCGGCGTGTCGCTGACCATCAGCACCGAAAAGGCCGACCACTACAGCAGCCAGTCTGGCCTGCGCGAGAAAGACGGCAGCTGGATTGTGGAAGTCTCGCGCACCGGCACACTGTCGTGCGACAACTTCAGCCCCCAGAACGCAGCCCTGTGGCTGGCCGGTACGGTGGAGAAAAAGACCCAGGCCGCGCAGACCGTCACCGGCGAAAAGCGCAAGGTGCTGCCCGGGCGCCAGTACCAGTTGGGTGCAAGCGCAGAAAACCCCCTGGGCGTGCGCAATGTGACAGACATCACCGTGCATCTGGACAATGGCGGCGCGCAAGGCCAGGCGCTGGTGGCAGGCAAGGACTACAACGTGGACACCGCCACCGGCCGCGTGCAGATCCTGGAGGGCGGTGCCATCACGGCCGAAACCACGGTGCAGTTTGGCTACAAGACCGTGGCGGGCGCGTTTGAGTCCGTCAAGTCTGGCGCCAAGGCAGAGCTGACCGGTGCGCTGCGCGTGGTGTCTGACAACGCCGCAGGCGGCAACCGCGACTGGTATCTGCCCAAAGTCACGCTGACCCCTAACGGTGATCTGCCCTTGATTGCTGAGGGCACAGACGTGGTGGCCATGGAGTTTGGCCTGGAAGCCCTCAAGCCCGCCAATGGCGAAGCCATCTACTGCGATGGCCGCCCCGTGGTCGTCTCCTGAAGCCCTTCAACCCGTCAAACCCTCCCGGCCCCGTGCCGGGGCGGTTTGCAGTGCGGCTGAGCAGCTGCAGCGCAAACCGTTGAGCACCATCACCCATGTCCACACCCAAGCCCATCCAGATTGCCATTGAGGCAATAGTCAAAGGCCAGCGTAACGTTGATGAGCTGGCCAATGACCTGCGCGCCCTCAGCGGCGTGCTGGATGATGAGCTGTCTGAGCATGCCAAAGAGGCAGCAGAGGCGCTCGATGCCCTGGGGGCCAAGCAGCGGGCGCTGGAGTCTTTCAAAGAGCTGGGCACGCAGACCCGCGATCTGAGCGTTGAATTTCGCAAGGCACAAGACGATGCCAAGCGCCTGGGCACTGAGCTCAAGACCGAAGCCGCTGCAGCCAAGGCCTTTGCAGAGGCAGAGCAGCAGGCGCAGACCGCCGTGGCAGAAGCCAAGCGCAGCCTGGACAGCAAGCGCAATGCCCTGCGCACCCTGCGCAAAGAGACAGACGCCGCAGGCAAAAAGACCGAAGACTACAAGCGCGCAGAAGAAGGCCTGAAAGCCGCCATTGCCGCTGCCAAGACCGAGTTGAAACAGCGCAAGGAGGCACTGAAGCAGGCGGGTAGTGAAGCGCAAAAGGCCGCCCGGGCTGAGGCTGCGCTGCAGCAAGAGTACAAAGGCGCGGTCAGCAATGTGCGCAATGTGTCGGCCGCACTGCAGCAAAAGCGCGCAGCGCTCAAAGACGCCACGGCCCAGATGCAGCGCCTGGGCGTGGCCACCACGGATCTGAACATTCATGAGCGCAACCTGAAAAACGCCATCGCTCAGAAGCGTGAAGAAGTGCAGCGCATGGCACCAGCCTACCAGCAGGCGGCTGCGGCGGCCTCTGGTGCAGCTGTCCAGCAGCTGGCCGCGCAGCGCACACTCAAAGACGGGCTGGGTGATATCGCCGCGCAGATCCAGCGCATTCAGTCCATTGCCATGGTGGCCCTGGGCGGCAGCTGGGCCATTGGCAAAGCCAAAGAGATTGCAGATGTCGCGGACGAATTCAAGAACCTGCGCGCCCGCGTAGAGCTGGCCACGGGGGAGGGGCAGCTGTTTGCCCAGTCGTGGGAGCAGGTCTCCCGCGTGGCGCAAGCCACTTACAGCAGCCTCAGCAGCACCGCCACGCTGTTTGCGCGGCTGACCGATGCAGGCAAGTCTGCAGGCCAAAGCGCCCAAGCTGCTGCGCAGCAGGCCATGGCGCTCACGGAGACCATCAACCAGGCTGTGCAGCTGTCTGGTGCCAGCGCGCAGGCGTCTGATGCAGCCATCACCCAGCTCATCCAGGGCTTGCAGTCTGGCGTGCTGCGCGGTGAAGAGTTCAACAGCGTCATGGAGCAGGCCCCACGCCTGGCCAAGGCCATGGCAGATGGGCTGGGCGTGACCACGGGTGAGCTGCGCAAGCTGGCGGGTGAAGGGGCACTGACCACAGAAGTGGTCATCAAAGCCCTGCAGGGCCAGGCTGATGTGGTGGCCAATGAGTTTGGCAAGCTGCCTGCCACGGTGGGCCGTGCGCTGGAAAACCTGCGCACACAGTGGATGCTGTACGTAGGCAGCGCAGATGCAGGCCTGCTGAGCACGGAGAACGCCGCCAAGGCCATCAACTACCTGGCCGAGAACATTGACACCCTGATCAACGCGCTGCAGACCGCAGGCAAGCTGTGGGCAGCCCTGAAGATTGCCCAGCTGGCCAGCGACTTTGGCGCCTGGGCCACCAAAACGCTGGCTGCCACGCAGGCCATGGAAGCCAACACCGTGGCCACCGCTGCCAACACCGCTGCGCAAAAGGCCAATGCTGCGGCCGTGGGCGCAAGCGCAGCAGCCATGGGTGCGCAGGCGGCTGCGGCCAAAACATCGGCATTCATTCAGGCAGAGCTGGCGCGTAATGCCAAAAATGCGGCCATCTTTGGGGGGAAGGCCACCAAGGCACAGCAGGCAGCCGCTGCAGCGGTGCAGGGTGGTGCCAAAGTCGCAGCTGATGCAGCGGGGCGCATGGGCCTGCTGGGCTCCGCTGTGCGTGGCGTTACCGGCCTTCTGGGCGGCCCCGTGGGCCTGATTGCCACAGCCGTGCTGTTCCGCAGCGAGATTGAAAGCGGCATCCGCAGCGTGGTCGAGTGGGGCATGAGCTTTACTGAGGCCGGCCGCCAGATGCAAAAGGCTGGGGCAGAGCTCAAGCGCATGGAGGCTACTGCCCGTGCGCAGAAAGCTGCCGCTGATGAAGCCGCCGCAGCCGCCAAGCGCCTGGCGCAAGAGCAAGAAGCCGCACGCAATGCCAGCTTTGGCCTGAGCAAGGAAGGGCAGGGCCTGATTGCCACCTTCCAGGGCATGGTGCGCGAGGGCAAGCGGGTGGATGAGGCGCTGGCCAAGATTGGTGAGGGCTTTGACCTGTCTGGCAAAGCAGGCATCCAGAACGCCGCTGCCGTGCTGGACAAGCTGCAGGCAGATGGCCAGATCACTGCCGAGCAATTTGCCCAGGCATGGCAGGGTGCGCTGGAAAAGATCGACCTGGGCGTGTTTGCCGTGAATGCCCAGACAGCGCTGCAAGGCGGCGTGCGTGAGGCTGAGCGCATGGCGCAGGTGATGGATGCCGTGGTGCACCAGGCTGTGCTGCGCACGGGGCTGGATTTTGATGTGCTGCAGGGCAAGATTGGTGCGGCCAGCCGCAGCGCCATCAATGATGCTGATGCCATCGCTGCTGGTTTTAATCGTCTGAAGGCCAATGGCGTGGATGCTGGGCGTGCGTTGCAAGCCAGCTTGTCCAGAGGCATTGATACTGCAGACAGCCAGCAGGCAGTGGAGGCGCTCAAAGGGAAGATTGAAGAGCTGCGTGCAAAACTCGGTGATGAGGTGGCTGATGGCCTGCTGGACCAGGCTGCCGCCAAGGCGCGTGAGCTCAAGACGGCGCTGGAAGACTCCACCCCCGGCATCCAGAGCGTGCAGGAAGCCATGCGCCAGCTGGGTGTGGTGTCAGATGAATCGCTGCTGCGTACGGCAGAAACTGCCCGCAAAGCCTATGAGGTCATTCGCGACAGCGGCACCGCCACCCCGCGTGAAATTGCCCTGGCGTTTGAAAAAGCAGCTGACGCGGCAGAAAAGTCTGCAGACCGTTCAATGCAAGCCTGGGCCAAAGCCGAGCAGCAGCGCCTGCGCTATCAGCAGCAAGCGCCTGAAAACAAGCCTGCACCTGACAAGCAGCTCGGCAGCGACACCAAACCAGCACCCGGCAACAAACCCGGGCGCACATCGCAAAGCCCCGCGGTGCCCCGGGGGGCCACCGAAGAAGAAGCCGAGCGCCTGCGCAAAGCACAGCGCCAGGGCAAGTGGGTCTATGACCGCGAGCTGGAGAAGGTGCAAGAGCGCATCCGCAAAGATGAGGATGAGCAGCGCCGCCAGTCTGAGCGTGACGAGCTGGAGCGCCAGAACCAGGCACGGCGCGATCAGGTGGCCAATGCAGACACAGGCCCCAGCAACCGCGATCTGCTGGCAGAAATGCGCCAGCAGCCCACTGGCCAGCCGCAGCCCGAGCAGCAGCAAGGCTGGGGCGCGCAGCAGGTGCAGCAAATCATCCGGCACGAAATTGCACTGCCTGGGGGCGATGTGCTGGGCATCCATGTGGCAGACAGCGCCAGCAGCGATGCACTCAATGCACTGTTTGAGCAGCTGGAGCGTGGTGCACAAATGGCAGGGGGGCGGTTCTGATGGCGGGGCATTTTCTGGCAGGCATTGAGCTGCCACGCGGCATGTTGTGGGTGGATGAGTTTGACTGGTCTGCCGTGCAAAAAAGCGTAGAGCGCAGCATCACCGGCGCACAGGTGATTGATGCCGCCGCCAAGCTGGCTGGCCGCCCCATCACGCTGGAGGCCACAGAAAACCACGGCTGGATACGCCGTGCCACCTTGCTGGCCGTGCAGGTGCTGGCAGATGACCCCGCAGGCCAGTACCCGCTCAAGCTGGCCGATGGCCGCGAATTTACCGTGCAGTTTGCGCCAGATGAGCCCATCACCGCGCGGCCCATCAGCCGTCCTGAGCTGCCTGCCAGCGCCCACCCTTATGTCGCCACGCTGCGACTGTTGACTGTTTGAAGCGAGAGAGAACGCAATGGCCATTCAAGACGGTGACATCAAGCTGCTCAAGTCCAAAGTGATGGACGACGTGCCCGAGGGCGGTGGCGGCCCCACCGGGCAAGTGGTGGAGTGGGGCAAGAGCAACCAGATTTTTGACGATGTGACCGAAGTGGCACGCGCGGGCGGCCAGGTGAGCATCCGCCAGCTGCATGCGGCCGTGCAGACGGGCAGCACCGACCCGCTGCTGGATGCCAACATCATCATTGACCAGATGCCCACAGACCCCAATGTGAGCGTGACGCTGGCCGCCTGTGACATGTTCGCCACCCGCACCCAGATTGCCAAGGCCATTGCGGATTACCAGATTGCGGGCACGGTCTGGAGCGGCATTTTGCTGGGCAATCACGTGGCCAATCAGGGCAACATCCAGATCTTCCACCGTGTGGGCACGGCGGCCCCCAACATTGGGGCCACGCTGGTGATTGTGCAAGACGAAGGCCAGCCCACGGAGCGCGCCCAGTTTGTGCGCATTCGCCGCACGGAGACCGTGGAGCGCACCTTCTCCTATATGCAGGGCGCTGAAGTGAAGGACTACCAGGCGCTGGTGTCCACCTGCGACATCTCCCCGCGCCTGAGCCATGCCTTCAAAGGCAGTGAGCCTAACCGCCTGTTTACGGCGGATGCCGGGGCTGCCAAGCTGCGCGACACCACCGTGGCAGATGCCATGCGCTTTTACGGAGCCAGCACGCTGACGGCAGCTTACGAGCTGGGTGACCCTTCGCGCCAGATCAAGGTGGCCAGCATCTACACCCAGCTGGTGCCCAGCAGCCGCAGTGAGACCATCAGCCTGGACCAGCGCCCGGCTGCACTGCGCAGCATCACCCTGGCCACTGGCCCGCGTGAAGTCACCGTGGCCGTGGCCCCGCACACCCAGCGCTTTACCGTGACGCAGGAAAACCGGGGCTACAGCTGGACCACCATCTTGCGCCCATTCCCCAGCCCCGGCACGGTGGTGGTGAGCTTTCGTGCCCTGGGCAAGTGGTACACCTGCCAGGACAATGGCAGCGGCGAGCTGCAGGGCGATGCCGTGGGCACCGTCAACTACAACAACGGCAGCGTGGCGCTAAGCCTGCCAGCCTTCCCGGACGTGGGCAGCATGGTGCTGTTCCAGTGGGGTGAAACCACGGGCTTTAGCAACCGCACCGGCAGCGCGGCCCAAGTGCGCCAGCCAGAGTACGCCCTGCAGCTGCAGCACCAGTGCCTGCAGCCCGGCAGCGTAGCAGTCAGCTGGGAAAGTGGCGGTGTGCTCAAAACCATCAGCGATGCAGGTGGTGGCACTGCGCTGGCGGGCAGTGGCGGCACAGGGCTGGTCAACCACGCCAGCGGCCAGATCCTGATCCGCCCCACGGCGTGGATTGATGCCGGTGGCGAGTTCCAGATCAGCTACCGCTGGGCGCCCAAAGTGACCCAGTCGGTATCTGCCAGCCCAGATGCGGGCGGCTGGGCCACGATTGCGCTGGACAGCGTGCCCGCCCCCGGCAGCCTGGAGCTGCGCTGGATGACCGTGCGCAATGTCTCTGCCTGCAGCGGTGCGCAGTCCAGCGGTGGCAACGCAAACAAGAGTGAGCGCAGCTACGCCACCAGCTACGGCAATGGCTATATCAGCCAGAGCAACGGTGGCTACAGCACGACCAGCCAGCGCCTGAGCAAGACGCAAGACCAGGTGCAGCACCAGCTGGTCGATGACGGGCAGGGCGGCCTGTCAGGCCGTGGCTCGGTCAACTACGCGGGCAAGACGGTCACCGTCAAGCTGGTGGATCTGGATGCCACCACCAGCAGCTACAGCTCAGACCATGAAAGCAGCCGCGCGTTTGAGTCGCAGTCTGGCCCCAGCTTCAGCGGTGTATCTGTTGGCGGTGGTGGCCTGTACAGCCGTGGTGGTCAGTACAGCACAGCATCGGTCAGCGAAGAAGTGCTGGCGGCCAGCACACTGCAGGTCACGTACTGCAAGGGCTTTGCCACTGCATTGAGTGAAACCCTGAGCTGGGCCCCGCCAGCGCTGTACATTGACCTGCTGCCGCACTCCGCAGACTACGTGGTGCCCGGATCTGTGCTGTTCAGCTGGATGGGCCATACATACATGGATGTGGATGGTGACATCATCCGCGACCGCACCAGCAGCAGCCCTGGCGTGGTGGCTGGCCGCATGGACTACGAAGGCGGCATGGCCTTTTTGCACAACTACGGCACCAGCAGCCCCAGTGCGCCATTCCAGCTGCAAAGCCTGTGGACTACGCGCCAGCCCTGGACTACGGCTTGCGTGTTCTTTCGCACACCGGCTGCGCCAGTGGCGGTCAATGGGCTGACGCTGCAGATCACAGATGCCCACGGCAATGCTTTTACGCTGACACCCGATGCAGAAGGCTACTTCATCAGCGATAAATCACGCGGCCGCCTGGACTATGAAGCCGGTGTGGCACAGATTCAATTCGGTGAACTGGTGCCTGTGGCCAGCTTGACGGAAGCCGAGAAAGCCGAATACTGGTACGACGCAGACGAAGTGGGTGCCATTGAGGCCGGCAAGATCTGGCGCCCCATCTCCGTAGACCCCACCACGCTGCGCTTCAATCTGGTGAGCTACACCTTCTTGCCGCTGGATGCAGACATCATCGGCATGGACCCTGTGCGTCTGCCAGCCAATGGCCGTGTGCCCGTATTCAGCACCGAAAACTATGTGGTGGTGGGCCACACCGGCAGCTTGCCTGCGGCCACCATCAGCAACGGGCAGACCCTGAACTGTGGCCGCACACGCCTGAGCCGCGTGTGGCTGGTGGATGCCACTGGCAACAAAGTGCAGACCGGCTGGACGGCAGATCTGGACGCTGGCACCGTGACGGTGACAGATGCTAGCAGCTGGGCACAGCCCGTGCAGGTCTTCCACCGCATTGAAGAAATGGCCCGCGTGGCAGATGTGCAGATCAATGGCACGCTCACGCTGACCAAGGCGCTCTCCCACGACTTCCCCGTGGGCAGCGTGGTCAGCAGCGCGCTGTACGCAGGCACGCTGCGGGCCCGGGTGTCGCATGTGTTTGACCAGGCCAACTGGGACGGCGTGACCTGGGCAGACAGCGTGCAGGGCAACCAGGCACCAGCCAATTTCAACGACACCACCTTCCCCATCACCGTCAGCAATGCGGGTGCCATCACGGAGCGCTGGGTGCTGCGCTTCAAGAACACCACCGAGGTGGAAGTGATTGGCGAGCACGTGGGCAACCTGGGCACCTTCCCCATTGCGGCAGACATCGCGCCCCTCAACCCCAACACCAAGACAGACGCCCAGCCCGGCGTGCCTTACCTCACGGTGCCAGCCGCTGGCTGGGGCAGCGGCTGGGCTGCAGGCAATGTGCTGCGCATCAACACCGTGGGGGCCATGCAGAGCTTTGCCTGCATCCGCACCGTGCAGCCCTCTGAGGCCGCAGGCACGGATTACAGCTTTGGGCTGCTGACGCGTGGGGATGTAGACCGCCCCTGATGCTTGATAAATAAGGAAGTAATGCTATGAGTTTTACTAAACCGAGTACCGCAGTGAAATGGGCCGTCAGCAGCATGACCGGTGCGCCCACGCTCTCTGGCACCGCAGGCAGCCTGATTGCCGTGCTGGATGCCTTCCTGGTCACCGGCTTTGGCACCAAGGCGGTAGACAGCGCGCAGGTTACAGACGGCATCTGCCGCTTGAGCTTTACTGGCACCAGCGCGGCGCTGGAGCACACCGTCATCACCGTGTCAGGCATCACCGGCGATGGTGCCGTGCTCAACGGCGAGCAGCGCGTCACAGCCGTCGCCAGCAGCTATGTGGAGTTTGCGTGCGATCTGCCCGATGGGCCGCTGACCGGCACCATCACTTTCAAGATGGCACCGCTGGGGTGGGAAAAGGTCTTTAGCAAGACCAATGTGGCGGTGTACCGCAGCACAGACATTGCGGGCACAAGGGCGTATTACCGCGTGGATGACACCCATGAACTGTACGCACGGGTGCAGATGTATGAGTCCATGACGGATGTGGATACCGGTGTGGCGGCTGCGCCTACCACACCCGCAGGGGGCTTTTACTGGCGCAAGCGCCAGTCATCTGGCGGCACTGGGGTGTATTGGGTGCTGCTGGGGGACAGTCGCGCTTTTTATGCGCTGATTGCGCCCAATGACAGCACTTCAGCGGACACTTTAAACAGTTGCGGCACACGCAGCTTTTTTGCCGGGGACATCAATAGTTACCGTAGCGGAGACGCTTGGAGTGCAGCTTTAATGGGCTCAAGCAGTACGAGCTATGGCAGCTTAGTTAGCTGCTTTTTTTCGTCAAGCTCGTCCGCGGGCACGGTTTTGCAACGGCAGTCGCATGGTATTGGCGGTGCAGTTGCTTTCAATCGTCTGGTGACAGGTAATGTTGACTCGCCGTCTGGTCGGGATGCTACGTTGGGACCATTCCCCAGTAAGGTTGATAACGGGCTCCGTCTGTCACCAATCATTCTTTCGGATGGTGAAATGGCTACGGCTGGTCCAAGAGGTGAAGCGCCTGGCGCTTATCACTGCCCGCAGACGGGATTGATTGGAGCTTTTGGTGCGGATGTGCGGCTGACCGACGGGCGAGGGCCGTTTGCTGGACACAAGCTGCTTACGGTGGGGTGTGGCAGTTTGGGCAGCAGCACTACAGGCTGTGCAGTGCTGGATGTGACCGGGCCGTGGAGGGAGTAAGCCATGGAAAGCACAGTATGGCGATTGCAAGGCATTGACACTGGCGGCGCAGACCTCATTCTCAGCCGAATTGTGCCGTGGAGTGCTGGTGGCGCCGTTCCGGTGTTGAGCATCGACAGCAGCTTTGTACCTACCAGCGGTGCATTGGAAAACTTGCTTGCGGACGATGACAGCGTTTGTGTGTTTGCCGCCGCAGATGTGCGCAAGCCCGCTTTTTACGTTGAGTTCATGTTGAGTTCGCCCGCTACACCTTGGGGCTTTCGATTCTCTGGGCCGAGTGCCGACAATTGGCCGTTGCAACACCAAGTTGTTGTTAACGGGCAAGCATGTAGTCTGACAATGTTGCAATGGTTCCATGGAGGTTTGACACGTCAGCCCGACCGCCCGTTGCTTTTTGGACGTGCGTACGGGGATTGGCAGCCTCAGACTGCTGCTGAGTCGCATAGTTGGCAATCCTGTGCCATGTCGTCCGACGGCCGGGTGATGCTGGCCACACCGTCTTCGAGCACCCTGCGGGTGTCCACTGACGGAGGTGCGACTTGGATGCCGCAGGCTGCAGCGGGAGCCCGTAGTTGGCAATGCTGTGCTGTGTCCTCTGATGGGCAGGTGATGCTGGTAGGAGGTAATGGCACCTACCTGTACTTGTCCACTGACGGGGGTGTGACGTGGGTGCCGCAGACTGCGACTGGGACTCGCAATTGGCAATCCTGCGCCATGTCATCTGATGGGCAGTTGCTGTTGGCACTAGCGTACGGTGGCTACGTTTACGTGTCTACTGACGGAGGTGCAACGTGGACACCGCAGACTGCGGCTGGGTCGCGTGGTTGGCAATGTTGTGCTGTGTCCTCTGACGGGCAGGTGATGCTGGTAGGTGAATTCAGTGGGTACTTGTACGTGTCCGCTGACGGAGGTGCGACGTGGGTTCGATACACAGGTGCTGGCGCAGTAGTCTGGCGATCCTGCGCCATGTCATCTGACGGGCAGGTGATGCTGGGAGCAGTTAGCGGCGGCTACTTGTATTTGTCCACTGACGGCGGTGTGACGTGGGCGCCGCAGGCTTCGGCTGGGGCTCGCAATTGGCGATCCTGCGCCATGTCATCTGATGGGCAGTTGCTGTTGGCACTAGCGTACGGTGGCTACGTTTACGTGTCCACTGACGGGGGTGTGACGTGGGTGCTGCAGACTGTGGCTGGGTCGCGTGGTTGGCAATGTTGTGCTGTGTCCTCTGACGGGCAGGTGATGCTGGCAGGAGCTAATGGCGGCTACTTGTACTTGTCAGCGCAACAGCCCTCCATATATGTCGCGCCTCCGACAAGACAGTCGCACATCGCACCCACGCTGGTGCAAAGCAATCAAGCGTCCTTACGGCCACAAGGACTCAATGCTGTATCAGTTCTCACGCCCACCGCCTATGACACCGAGCACGCCGGCCCCGGCACCATCCACGGCACCGTAGAGCAAAAGCTCACAAGCGATGCCACGCTCCCCCTCAAGCGCCGCGTGCGCCTGCACCGCAGCCGCGACGGCCTGCTGGTGCGCGAGACCTGGAGCGATGAAAACGGCCACTACCGCTTCGACGGCCTGAACACCCGCTACGAGTACGACGTGATCGCGTGGGACCACGAAAGGCATTTCCGCAGCACGATTGCCAACAACCTCAAGCCCGAGGTGCTGCCATGAGCACGCCCGCAGCACACGAATGGCGCACCGGCGCGGCGCTGGTGCAGGCACAGCTGCAGGCCACGCTGGCGCGGCTGGAGCAGGGCACAGGCACGGCCAGCGTGCGGCTGTTTGCTACGCCACGGCCGGAGGTACTGGGCGCGCTGCCGGAGGAATACCTGGCAGACATCCCCTTGGCCAGCCCCGCGGGTGCGGTGGATGCAGGCGTGCTGGTGCTGCACCCGGCCTCTCCCGCAGGGGCCATGGTGCTGCAGACCGGCGTACCCCGCTGGGGTGTGCTGCTGGCGGCTGATGGTGCTGTGCTGGCTGAAGGCGGCGTGACGGCCGAGGGTGGTGGCGGTTGCTTTGAAGTGGGCGGCGGTACCGTGGCTGATGGTGAGGCAGCGCCTACCTTCTACGCTGGCGGCCTGCTCACGTTGACCGGGACGGCGCTGACATGAGCTACACCCCCGGCCTGCCTGCAGCACTGGTCTTTGACCAGCAGCCACACACCACCGGCAACCCTGTGCCGCTGGTGTTTGGTGCTGGCGGCAGCGTTGAGGTGCCGCAGTACACGCTGCAGGCGCAAGGCCGCATTACCGGCCTGCGCGGCAAGGTGGGTGTGGTCAGCGTGCTGCCGCTGCAAGCCAGGGGCCGCATCACTGGCTTGCGTGGGCATGTGGCCATCGGCTGGAATGTGAATGTGAGTCGCCCGCAGGTGTGCCAGACAGTCAGCAGCATGCAGGGCGCAGCCCCTGCGCGTGCCGCCACCATGGCCGCCTGGCAGCAAGCACAGCGCATGCAAGCCAATGTGCAGCAGATCTGGCAGGACGCCCGCAAAGTGGCTGCCCAGGTGCAGCAGCTGTGGCAGCAGGCCCAGCGCCTGGCTTGCAGCGCGCAAGAGCTGGTGCAAGACGCGGCCGCCGTGCGTGCAGGTGTGGCCCAGCAGTACCAGGACGGCCAGCGCTTGCGCAGTGGCATGCAAGACGTGCAGCAGGATGCCGCCCCCGTGCGCGCAGATGCCCTGCAGGGCTTTCAGCAGGCCGTGCGTCTGCGCGGGCAGCTGCGCAGCCGCATGCAGCCAGGCCAGCCACTGGCAGTGCTGTTGCTGGCGCGCATGGGCCAAGGCCTGCCGCTGCGCGTGGGCATGCACGGCAGGTATCAAGAGGCCATCAAGCCCGGCCCCGGCATGTGGCTGCCACCGCTGCCCCCTAAACCCGCGCCGTGCTACGTGCCCAGCCTGCCTGCGCAGCTGCTCTTTCGTGACGCCTACACCGGCAACGCTGCACTGGTGTTTTGCTGCTGCAAAGACGACACGCCTACGCCCGAGCCTGCGGCGCAATACCGCATTCCAGTTCTACGGATCTATATGCAAGTCCACACGCTTACCGCGCACCTGCTGCCCAGCATGGAGCCTGTGCAGCTGCTCGATGCCACTATCAGCACCAACGATGACAGCTTCTGCTGGAGCCTGAGCGCATCCGGCCCTGAGCACCTGATGGAGCAGCTGGCCCCCGTGGCAGGTCTGCCAGCGCGGCTGCAAGTGTCGATTGATGGCATTCCCTTTGTGTTTGCCGTCATGTCTACCCCACGCAGCCGTGCCTTTGCCAAGCACCGTGTGAAGGTGGAGGGCTTGAGCGTGACCACGCTGCTGGCAGACCCCTACATGCCGCAGCAGGTGTGGACGCCCGCTGCCGCCATGACTGCCCAGCAGCTGGCCACGCAGGCGCTGGAGTACACCGGCGTGGGTCTGGACTGGCAGATTGCAGACTGGCAGGTGCCTGCGGGCGCCTATAGCTACCAGGGCACGCCCCTGCAGGCCGTGCAGCGCGTGGCGGCCAGCGTGAATGCGGTGGTGCGCAGCCACCGCACGGCAGAGCAGCTCATCATCGCGCCGCGCTACCCAGTGCTGCCGTGGGAATGGGCAGAGGCCACGCCAGACGTGCACATGCCGCCTGATGTGATCGTGACCGACGACCTCAAGCCTGAGCCACGCGCCGAATACAACGCCGTCTATGTGACTGGCGGCCCGGTGGGTGGCGTGCAGGGCCACGTGGTGCGCGCCCTGAGCGCGCGCGACAAGCTGGCCCCACAGATTCAGGATGACCTGATCACCCATGCAGACGCTGCCCGCATGCGCGGCAGCTGGGAGCTGGCCGCCAGCGGCAACAAGCTGCTGCACACCATCAATATGCCCGTGCTGACCGGGGGCACCAACCCCGGCGTGTTGCAGCCTGGCCAGCTGCTGGAAGTGCCAGATCTGGACGGCACCTGGCGCGGCCTGGTGCGCAGCGTGAGTGTGAGCGCCGCACTGCCCAAGGTGCGCCAGCAAGTCACTGTGGAAAGGGTGGCCGCATGAGCACAAATCTCTACAAACGCCTGCTGAGTCTGCTGCCGGATGACCCGGTGCAAAGCGGCACCGTGGCAGCTGCCTATGCCGATGGCACGGCGCTGGTCACGCTGGACGGTGGTGGTGGCCAGCTACGCGTGCGCAACCCGCTGGGCAGGGCGGTAGCTGCCAAGGTGTATGTGAAAGCGGGAGAAATTACGGGCGATGCACCGGTGTTGCCCTATGTCTTGATCGAAGTGTAGGAGAGGGCAATGGTGGACGACTACGGCAACGAGCTGCCAGCAGTGACGCTGCAGCAGATCAATGCACGGTTTGACAAAGGCAGCCAGCGCATGGCCGACATTGAGCGCGAGCTGAGCACAGCCAATGCAGAGCTGACGGCCACACGCAAAGAACTGCACGAGCTGCGCACCCAACTGGCCGACCTGCTGGAGTTCTTCGAAGCCATGCGGGGTGCTTTCAAGGTGCTGAACTGGCTGGGTAAGTTGGCCAAACCCACGGCGGCCATCGTAGGCCTGGGCGCTGCATGTATCACTGCCTGGACTGCGTGGAGGGGTGTGCGATGAGCAAAGTGCCTGAAATTTTGCGCAACAAGCTGATGCAGGTGGTTCTGGGCTTTGCTGCCGGTGCCGCCACTTATGTGACGGTGGAGCAGCACCAAGCCCCCAGCCCGGAAGTGCAGCTGGCCATGGAAATTGGCGCCTATTACGAAAGCAGCGGCCGGCACATCGGCAAGCCCTACCGGGACGTGATCGGCAAGGGCCAGCCCTGGACCGTCTGCAACGGGGTGACGGGCCCCGAGGTTGACCCCCATCGCTACTACACGCCGGAGGACTGCAAGCGCCTGGAGCTGCCCAAATACCTTGCCGCCGAGCGCGCAGCGCGGCGCATGTTTGTTCACTGGGGGACGTACAACGTCTGGGTGCGCGCCAGCCTCATCGACATGCTCTACAACCTGGGCGAAGCCACCGTGGCTGCCTCCACGCTGTTGCGGCAAGCCAATGCTGGTCAGCCGTTCGAAATCTGGTGCCCACAGATGCAGCGCTTTGTGTACGGCACCGTGGGCGGCAAGAAATCCCGCCTGGATGGCCTGGCCAAGCGCCGTGACACGACTGCCGAGCTGTGCCGAGACTGGGGGCGGGATGGGCATTTTTCTGCACAGGTACTGGCTGAGAAAGGAGGGCAGTGATGTTGCACCCTGTTTTCTTTATAGGTGCGCTGATCGCATATGAACTGATGTGGGAGCCATATCTATGTCTGATCGCATCAAAACGCTGACAGCGCTGGCTCTGCTGGCAATCGCTTTTGCTGGTGGCTGGTTAGTGCAGGGCTGGCGCATGTCCAGCCAGATTGCTGATCTCAAGCTTGAGCACTCCGAGCAAGCACTGGCTATGGCAGACGCTGCCAAGCAGATAGGCATTAAGGCAAACGCTGCAATTTCAGAAGCAGATCAACGTGCGTGGAAAGGACTGGAGAATGACAAAGCTGAGCTTCGCCGCTTGCGCGGCTGTGTCGCTGATGGCACTTGCGGGGTGCGCCTCATCACCAAATACATCGAACAGCCAACTGAATCAACTGGAAATTCAGCCACCAGCAGCTTGGGCTATGACACCGTCGCGCTCGACCCAGATGTTCAACGCCGTGTTCTCGACCTCAAAGAAGCCATCGACGAAGACAGAGCAAAAATAGAATATTTACAGACGTATTCGTTTAAATTGTGGAAGTCTTTGAACAATAAATCAGAATAATTTTATATTTATATATTATTTTTAACAATTTAAAAATAAGTTAAAATTCATGCAAATTTTTTATTTGGATGGATTTATGAAGTCGTTCGCATTCTTCTTTGAGAAGGCTACTTTAAAAAAGCTGAAAGATCTACCTGGTAAGCAGCCTATTGATTATGTGGGTTTTGCGGATAAAAAGCCGTGTATAAATTTTGATAAAGGTGATGAGCTTTTTATTGTTTATATCCAAGAAGGAAAAGTGAATTTGGCCGGTCGAATGATTGTCGGGCGTGGTCCGATGTCGCGCGATAAAGTAGTGGATGAAACCGGAAGAACAGACTTTATTGATAAGCCAATGATTTGTTTGGCTGATGAAAAGTTAATTGATTACTATAGATTTGGAAATGTAATTCCAGAGCAAGTAATTGCGAAATTAAAGTTATTTAACTTGGATGGAAGCCCTACTAAAACATCTACACTTTTAACGGAAAAGCCTGCGGCTGAGGTGTTTCGTAGCTGTCCACGTGTGTCAGAAGAGTCTGCTCAGGACTTGCGGAATTTACTTGGCTTAAATGAAAATGAAGTTGTCGATTTTGATGAATTTGAAGATACATCAGATTTGAGTGAAATATTGACAGTTGATGATGATATCTATAGGAAAACATTAATTAAAAGTAGACGCGGACAAAACAAATTTCGCAAAGCTTTGTTGAGTGCATATAAAAATTGTTGTGTGGTCACTGCATGTCGCGTCGAAAGTTTGTTAGAAGCTGCTCATATTACTCCGCATGCAGAACATACTGACTACAGAGTAAGCAATGGTTTGCTTTTGCGTGCAGATATTCATACGCTCTTTGATTTGAATTTGCTTTGTATTGATGAAAGCTATACAATCTTGGTTTCGCCTTTGTTAAAGTATAGCGAGTACTGGAAATATAATGGAAACAAGATGCTTCGTTTTCCAGATAGTTTGGTAGATCAGCCGAATCGAGATGCACTAGCATTAAGGGCGCGAAATTTAAAAAAAGGTGAACCAAAAGTTTAAAATGCATCTCACGTTATCACTTGCATAGTGTTTGAATGCATGGGAAATATAGCTAGCACCTGCAAATTGGCACCTCATCCAGCCGCGTTGTATAGCGCGGCGTCCTGCGCTCCTGTTTCATTCGCCACGCGCTTGGGATGCTGGTTGATTGACCTGTGCCAGCCACATGGATGACACCCTTGCCCCAGCGTTGATTGATGGCGTCCACGGCTTCCATCAGTGCACTGCGGTCACGAGTCTGGCCAGGATCAGTGATAAACAGCCCGGCTTGCTCCAGCGCGGCGGGGCACAGATCCTGAAGAATCACCCCGGCCTTGATGAGCTGATAGCCTGGCTCGTAGATTGCACGCATGCCTTTCACCGCAGCATCCACCAGGCGCGAAGTGTCTGACGTTGGCGGTTCAAGCTGTACGGCAATGCTGCGATAAAAGCGCGGCCCCGGCCTGTGTGGTGACGTGTGTGCAAACACATGTAGTTGCGCGCTGTGCTGGGCTTCGCGCCGCAGCTTTTCGGCGGCGCGAGAGGCAAATTCACTCACTGCCTCAAGCAGCGGCGGCAGATCAGTGACTGGGCGCCCAAAGCTGCGTGTACAGGCGATTTGCTGCTTGGGTGGGGGTTGCAGCTCAAGATCCGGAGTTGTATGACAGATATTGCATCTTTGCCCCCAATTCGCCGCGTAGTCACTGCTAACGACGACCAAGGCCGTTCATATTTTTGTGAAGATGGGCCTTCTCCTGCCATCAGGTATGTTGCTGAGCGCCCAGGTTACAGGATCACAAATCTATGGCGCACCGAAGGCAGCCCAGCGGAAGTCAGCGCGCCTGACAGCATCAGTGCACATTCAGGCGTGGAGCCACCAGCAGGTGGCACCGTACTACGAATTTTGGACATCCCCCCCGAGCCTGCAGATCCGTTAGAGCTGGAGAAAGCGTTGAATGCAACCTTCTCTAAGATGTATGGTGATGCTCACAGGGATGTAAAGCCTGGAGAGCATCCAGGCATGCACCGCACGGAGTCAGTTGATTACGCGCTCATGCTTGAAGGTGAATTGGTTGCCATCCTGGACAAGGAGGAGACCGTGCTGCGCGCAGGCGATGTGCTTATCCAAAGGGGTACTACCCATGCTTGGGCCAATCGCTCAGGCAAGCCAGCACGTATCGCCTTTGTGCTCGTATCTGGCAAATACTGACATTACGGACATACTCAATGACACAGACCATTACCCTGGAACCCGTGCAAATCACAGATGCAGGCGTTGTAGAAGGACCCGCAGACCATACACATCCGAGCCTCAGGCTTCACTACGCCATCACGGCCGTGGCCAAGGAAGAAGCGAATAGCCTCTACGAGAAGATCCGTGAGAAGTATGAGCTGGGCTATGTGACTGCAGAACAGTGGGTCGCCAACATGAATGCGGCCATTGAACGCTGGAATGAGCACTTGCCAGATAGTGCGACAGCAATCGCAAGGGCCTACGAACTGTAAAAAAAATCCCCTCAAGCTAACTGCAAGAGGGGATTTTTTTGGGCCTTTTTTAAGGTGAATTTTTAGGGCTGGTGCTACATAAGTGCTACAGATCTCAAAATTCCTTGAAAATTTCAATAAAAATCAATTGCTTATAGATTCATTGAACCAATCCAGCATCGGCGCAATGCTCATGCGTGGATAAGGCTTAAGTTCTTGATTTGTATTGGTTTCTTTGGAATTCATTGGCATTTTTGGCGGTCTGTAGCACCGTCTGTAGCACCCCAAAAAACGCCAAAAAACCCCGTTTTCAGCACTGCAGTGCTACAGTGAGTGCTACGGATGAGGCTTGTAGCACTGGACACTATGGGAACCATATCGGCAAGGAAGCGTGCGGATGGATCTACCGCATACACGGCACAGATTCGCCTTAAAGAGCAGGGCGTTATTGTGCACACAGAAGCACAGACCTTCACGAAGAAGGCTTTGGCGCAGGCCTGGCTAAAGCGTCGAGAAGCAGTGCTTCAGGAAGCGCGAGCAATGGGGGCGCTTCCAAAAGAAAAAATTACGGTTGGTCAACTGCTGGATGCATACGTTCAGCAGTCAAAAGGGATCACTGAGTGGGGGCGTTCCAAGAAAGCTGACATCACACGGCTGCGGGCATCTGGCCTGGCAGACAAAGATGCGCGCTTCCTCTCGGCAATGGACCTGATTGAGTACGCAAAGGGGCGCCGCCTCAATGACGGTGCTGGTCCGGCCACAGTGCTCAACGACATCATCTGGCTGCGGCAAGCCTTTTTGTCAGGTGCGACGTTGTTTGACGTCAAACAGCCGCTTGTGGCTGTAGATGCTGCGAAAGCGGAGCTCTTGCGCACCAAGCTCATTGCCAAGCCCGTGCAGCGCAAGCGTCGGCTCGCCGCTGAAGAAGAACAGAAACTGCTGGAGTATTTTGGGAGCCGTGACGCCCGTGCTCGCATCCCAATGCAGGACATTTTCAGGTTTGCGCTGTTGACTGCACGGCGTCAGGAAGAGATCTGCCGCATGAAATGGGCAGATATAGACTTTGAAAAGGGGACGGGCTGGCTGGATGACGTGAAGCATCCAACGCAGAAAAAAGGGAACAGGCGTGAGTTTCGTGTTCTGAAACCGGCCATAGAAATCATCCTGGCACAGCCCAGAACGGCAGAGGAAGTATTTCCGTACAACCCAAAGAGCGTAGGGACTGCTTTCACGCGGGCATGCCACTACCTGGAGATTGAAGGGCTGCATTTTCATGACTTGCGGCACGAGGCCACCAGCCGCTTGTTTGAAAAGGGGTACAGCATTCAAGAGGTAGCGCAGTTCACATTGCATGAATCCTGGTCATCCCTCAAACGCTATACCCACCTGAGGCCTGAGAACGTGCCTGAGCGTTAAGCACGCATCTTCAGCCAATCGTTTTCGGCCTCTTTCTTCTTCAGGTCAATATAGTCAGCCAGCTTCTTGGCATCCACTAACCAAGGGCTGCGCTGGCCTCCCAGCTTGTACGCAGGCACTGGCAGATCCTGCAGGCATGCGCGTTCATTGGCCTTTTTGGGCTCCATGCCAAAGAAGTCCTTGCAGATCTTCTCCAGCGGGATGTTCACATCGCCAAATTTGGCAAGCAATGCAAAGTGTGTGTGGCTCATGATTCTTCAGGCTGATAGTCACCCTTGCGGGCTTGGGTCATGAAAAAGCCCCGCTCACTGGCGGGGCTGGGGTTCATCAAAGTCTGGCCAAGGCGCTCGCTTGTCGCGGCGCTGGCGTTTGCGGCGTGAGGTCATCCGGTGTTCCATTTCATGTGATTGCGTCCAAAGACAATCCAAAGGGCCATATTCATGGGCAGCATTCCCCAAGTGGCTGAAGCGCAGATCCATGCCAGCCTGGGCGCAGTTCAGACAGCGTGTTAAAGACTTCCGTAAAGAACTGCGTGAGGTTGGCATGGCTGTGCTCACGGGCGCAATGGGGGCAGTTGTTGCTCATGGCATCTCCAGAAAAACAAAAAGCCCACCGGGTGGTGGGCTGGTTGATGTGAAGGAAATTAGCCTCTAACGCTTGTGGAGCAAGCGCTGAGTGCTATCAATCATGAAAAAACGCCTTGCTGGCGGCAGGTGCGGCTGGCAAGGCGTTGGGTGCAGGCGAGGGCGAGGCTGGTGAGGTCTGGGGTGGTAATGGCCAGATCACTCGCCACGGCGCGTATGAAGTGTGGCACGGTGGTCACTATGGCGTTGTGCGGCAGGGTGGTGGCCTGCGGGGTGTGTTCGCCATTGGGGCCGCCGGGGGTAAAGCTGAGCAGCAGACGGTCCAGCGATGGGTTGAAGCTGCCATCCATCACAGCGCGGAACACGGTGTCAAACACCTGCGCGGTGGCCTGGCTGGCCAGCTGGTGGGCCAGTGCGGTGCGCTGGCTCTGGGTGTCGCTTTGGTAGCTGCCGGTTTTGCGGATGGTGGGCAGCACCTCGCTGGTGACCCATTTGGCGAACTTGCGTGCCTCGGGTTTGCGGCTGCGAAGGATGAGGGCGTAGAGGCCGGATTCGCTGATCAGAAGCAGGCTGCCGCCACGGTCTAACGATTCGTTATAGCGTTCGTCATCATCAAGATGATCAGCTATGGCCTTGCTGGTATTGCTGTAGCCGAGTGCTTTGCAGACGTCATTAGCAACGAACCAAGGGTCGTTATTACGAGAAATAACTCGGACGATGTTGGAACCAAAGTTGAAGGGCGTGATTTCAGCCATGGCGGCCTCCTTGCGGTCATATTTGCTACAACCACCGCCTTCGCTTCCAACCGAATGGCGGTGACTCGAAGGGGTTGGAAGACCGGGACCGCTTGCGCGAACCGGCGAGCCTTGCGGCTCCCCCTCCGAGCCACCATAAAACTGGGGCCACAGACGACAAAGCCGCACAACTGCGGTAGCGAGGTGCGGCTTTGTCGCCGCAAGCGGTATTACAGGCTTCCAACCCTGATCACGCTTTACGGGCGTGACGGGGTGTAGTGTAAGGCATCTAGTCGCTTTATGCGACTTGTGTTGTTTTGTTACAGTACGCTCTGAAATTTTGGAGATAAAACTATGAGTGCTATCAGCTTTGAAGAGAGCGTAAGAGCGACAGTAAATAGAATTAAAGAGCTTTTAGATAATGAGCTGCTTTGCCGTTTGCTAGATGAATCTGAGAGACTTGCAAATGAAAAAGATGGATTATTAAGAGCAGCTTATTTTACGCTTGTATTTAGAGAAATACTGACTAAATTTTTTCATTTAAGCGCTGCTGATGATGATTTGAGAGCGTGCAGTTGGTTTGTTGCAGATGAAACTTCGAAGAACGGCATAACTAGATTGCAAAGAATAAGATATTTTTTGCATGGAGGGTTTGATTCTGCATATTTTTCTGATAAATTTGAAATTGATGTAGATGATATTGCAAAAGATTTGAATAAGAAATTTGGTGATTTGAGCAAATATGTTCATTTATCCGAAGGAACTATTGATGTTCCTGATGATAAATATAGAAGCTTAGTCCTTGGATCTATGCAGAGTTTATTAAATGTTATAAGTTCTGCATACGATATAAAAAATGAGCTCTCTCAATCAGTTGAGGCTAAAGCGCATGATGAAATTATGTCCATGTTTGCAAATGAAACACAAGCTTCACTGGATGAAATTGCTCAGTCTCATTCAATAGATGGTTTCTATGGTGGTGAGGTCGAAGTGAAATTCCTGCCACTCTATATTGAGTACCATGCTACTGGTTCAGTTTCAGTGGATCAATATTATGGGTCAAGAGATGATCCTTGTACTATCAGTTGTTCATATCCAGTTTCCTGTATCTTTACAGCTTCTTTTGAAGCGCCAAATAAAATAGAAATGAAGCCTTATTCACTCGTGGTTGATACGACAAGCTGGTATGGAATGGAAGAGGAATGATTGTTTTAAAATGAAAATAATTTTTGAGGATATGGCTTTATTAAATCAGTGGATTTAATTGCGACTCTTGGGCTGCGTATTTTTCCATTTTCATCAGTAATCACAATTTCATTTGCATGAGCCAATTGAAGTACTGTTTTTTCAACCATGGCTTTGGTTGCTGGTGTTGAGTTGATTCTCTGTGCAAAGAAGGCTTCAAAGCTGATGCCTTCTTTGGCTTCAGCCAGATAGCGTGGAATTTGCTCCAGCATGGTTTCGATGCTTATTTTTTCGGCTAGGTCATCGAACAAAAATCCTCTTTGAATTTTGTCTTGATCATCAATTTTTGCAGCATAGCCAGTGCTGAACATATCAAATCCTGCACCTCCATGGTGTGAAAAATGATTGTTGTATTTCCAATGTGTAGTTGCCATCACATCGCGTGCTTTAGCGTGTTGTGACAGGTGCAGCAACCAGTAATCCCCATGACCGCGTTCAGGGCGGATAAAAAACGGTGTGAAATATTTGGCCCCTGAACCTTGAATGATGCGCTGGTGCAAATTGCTTTGAACAGTACGGCGGTAGCCAGGCAGGCGTGTTTCTTTATCCAGCAGATCAGCAGGCACAGCATCTGTGATGCCTGTCTTGCGTTCAAAGTCACTCAAATTCTTGGGGTTCAAGAAGTTAATGAGAGAGTCGACGTTGAAGTTGAGAATAACTTCGGCTCCTTTGAACTTTTTGAAAATAGTGTTGATGGTGGCCAGTGGTACCTTGTCATAACCGTATTGATCCAGAATGAATATGGCGCGCCCTGCACGGGGTGAGCGGCGTGCTACTTCATTGATCACAGGTTCGCTGAGCTCGTAAAAGTCACCCGTGAGGGTTTCGATGGCGCCTGAGCGCAGCTTGTCGCCATAACCATGACCGTCAAGCACATAGCGCAGATGGGCTATGGCGGATTCATCGATGTCGATGCAGATCAGTTTGACGTCAAAGTCGATAGGCTTATGCCTTTGCATTTCCAGCATGACGCGGGCTTGTGCCTCTTTAATCGCCTGCAGAATAACGATGGGTGAGCCGGGTACTTCACGGCCTGCTACGTCGCGGTAAAGTCCACCGCCGCAGAAGCCGTCAACAATGGTTAGCTGTACGCGCTCTTGCCCGGGTGCTGTGACCAGGGTTAAAAAATAATCCACAAGATAGTCGCGCAGCAGGTCGTGTTTGACCTGGCTGTGGCGCAAAATTTGTGGTGGAGTGCCTCCCAATACCCATTCGTAGTGCTTTTTTGTCATGCAGTGCGTGGCAGCAATTGCTGCCAGATTTAAGCCGGGGGCTTATTACTCTGCATGACAGTGCCAGAAGTATCAAGCTGTACGATCAAACAGCTAGACAGGGCTAATGCGATTTGCTACGCCATCGGGCATTTCGTCCCATGTGCGGCCGTTCAGTTCGCGGCCATTGGCCGCCTTAGCGCGCTTTTTACCGTCAACTCCCCAGCCGCCCCATTGCTTGAAGAAGAAGGCAACGTTTTGGTCCTCGCACTGTTGCTGAACGGAGAGTGCCCAAGCTTTTTCCATGGGGCGGGCTTTGGGGCCTGATTCACCACCAACGATGACCCAATGGATGTCTGCCAAGTCAAGCTGGCCTACGTCTTCCAGCAATGGCTCAACCGACAGAAAGCGGATGCTGGCGGGCACTTTGCGCAGGTGCTTGATGCGCGGAACACCGTATTTTTTGTCTTCTACCGAGACACCCATCCATGCGTTACTAGGCACACTGCGCTTTTTGAAGAAGCGGGCCATGCGGGCAGCGCGTTTGGTGAGGATTTGGTAGGTGTGCTGCGGTGTTTGCTCAATGACTTGAAAGACGCGCTCTATATATTCGTCTGGCACCTTGTCGTGAAACAGATCCGACATGGAGTTGACGAAGTAGACGGTGGGCTTTTTGCGCTCAATGGGGTCTTGTAAGCGGCTTGGCAGCAGGGTGAGGGCGAAGCCGTTTTCATAGCCTGGGGTGCCCATGGCCTTCAGACGGTATGACATTGCTTCTGCATAGCAGTGCTTGCAGCCGGGCGAGATTTTGGTGCACCCGACAGTAGGGTTCCATGTTCGCTCTGTCCATTCAATGCGGCTGACGGTGGTCATTTGTATGTTTCTCCCAGCGGTGGCGGCGGTTAACGCCATTTGCTCACTTGTTTGTGTTGTCCTGATTAGTGAAGCTGTTCTCCGATGCTATCGGATGAAGCTGCTTCAACGACTCTATGTCTTGGTTTGTTTGTGTGGGCTTTTTGCACCAACTCCCCCCAATGCACCAGCGCCAGCCCCTGCAGGTGGGCAATGTCGTGGCAGTTGATGAGGGTGAGATCTGGCGCAAATTCCTGGCCGGTGGTGGATGTGGCGTGGGCGGTCTGCACTTCGCTGCCGGGGCGGGTGATGCGCCACAGGTGGCCGCCCAGCTCGCGCAGCATGGCGGCTTCGTCTGGCTTGCGCACGTCGCTGATCACTATGGGCATCTTGCAGCCCACGCTGCGCAGGCGCTGGATGCGTTGGCGCACGGTGTTGACCCAGTAGGCGGGGTTCTGGTGGCGGCGGTATTCAGTGCCCCACCATTCCAGAATGGTGCGGGGGCTGCGTGGTGCCATCAGGTCCAGGGCGTGGCCCTGGGCGGCAAGGTGGTCTTGCATGCGCTGCACAAAGGCTACGTCATGGCAGTGCACCAGTGCCAGCCAGGGCTGGGGCTGTTCCTTGGTGTTGCGCAGGGCAAGGTCGGTGATGGTGCAGTCAAAGGCTTCAGCTACTTCGGCATAAATACCGTCGCTAAAGGCCATGGTGCGGGCGCCGCAGTGGGTGGCCAGCAGCTGGGCCAGTGTGTCTTTGCCTGCGTTGGCCAGGCCGGTAATGCCCAGCAGGACGGGGGTGAGCTTGCTGTGTTGCATGGTCTGTGTGCGTTAGATGGCCCGTGGGCCGTTGCAGAAGTTTTTGCCCAGTACCAGTGGTTTGCGGCTGGTGCTGGTGCATAGCGGGGCGTTGGCAGGTATGCAGGTGGCAATGCGCTGCACTTGCACATGGGCGGGCCAGATGATCTCTGGCGTTTTGGGTGGTGCCAGCGGTGCGGCCGTCTTGCTGCCTGGGTGCTGCGCCGTGGCTGGGCGTGTGGGGGTGGCCCGGGGCTTGGGTGCTGGTTTTGCCTTGGGCTGCGGGCGCGCAGGCTGGGCGGTGATTTGCAGGCGGCGCAGCAGCTTGTAGGTGTATTTGAGCTCCAGCCCATACAGATCTGCCAACGCGCTGGCGGTGTGTTGCTTGGCGTCTTGTGCCAGCTTGTCCAGGGCTTGGCTGTTCCATCTGCGGTATTTGCCGGGCCTGGCCTTGAGCTGGTAGCGTTGCAGCTCCTGATAGGTGGCTGAGAGGGTTTTGCCCTCCAGCTCGGCAATTTCTGCGGCGGTGTATTGCTGGCACAGCTGGCTGAGGTGCTCCTGGCGTGCGCTTTTGGCGCTGACGCAGCGTATGCCCAGGATGTGCAGCTGGTTGCGCATTTGCTTGGGCGTGGCGTTGTGGGCTTGGGCCAGCTGTGCGCAGGTCATGGTCTGGGCCTGCTGCGCAATGCGCTGTGCGTTGCGTGACCAGTAGCCGTAGGGTTTGGTGGTGGTCATGCTGTGGGCTCCGTGCATGCCTGTCTGCGCTGCATGACCAGAATGTCCCAGTCTGCGCGGGTAATCTGGCGGCAGCCTTCAAACACAGGTTTGAATGCTTTGACTTCATCAGGGACTGTCCAGCCTTCAGACTTTGCTTGCGCGATGTAGAAGGCGTGGTTTGGAATCACCATGAGATAAAGCGGTGGCTCTCCTGCTGTGTAGGCAAATTGGCACGGCTGAAACCAGTGGCCGATTTCGCGCCAGCTCTTGCTGCCGTCCGGCTTGGTGCACAGCATCTGTGTAGGTATGCCAAATGCTTCTTTGATCATGCTGGAGGCATCGCGGTGTGGCTCCTGATCTTTCAGTCGCTGCGCCCATGGGCTGTTTTTCTTGGGGTATGAGACGCCGCGCTTATCGGGCTTTTTCCAGTCAGCTGGTGGATTGCCTGGGAAAACGATGCCTGTGACAGTGCCGCGTTCTTCGTTGCGTGTGTACTTTGCTTTTTCACCGCTTATTTCTTTGACCAGTGCGTGGCAGCGGTCGATGGCTGCTGCCCGTTCTTCAATAAATTCATTGATCAGGTCCATGGCTTTGCCTGGGCCTTCGATCAGGAAATAAAGCTGCTCAAATGTGATGCGCATGTTTAACGATGGCCTCTTAAAAAATGAGCGCCTAGCGCACGCCGTTGCTCGCTTTCAAAGTAGTTTTGAAGTGATGCAAAGGCAGGGTGTGCGCTGGCTGCTTTGGTTTCGATAGCGTTCAGAATCTGCTTGCGCCGCAGGTCGTGGGCGCGCAGCTGGTGCAGCAGTTCATCCAGCGGAGCTGGTTCGCACGGGCTTGGCGCTGATGTGGCGGGCGCTTGGGAAGTGCTGCATGGCGTGGGCAACTGCGGTGCAGCTGCCGTCTGCCAGGGTGATGTAGGCGCTGCGGCCCTGGGGTGTGACAACTTGAACATGGTAGGCGCGGGGTTGCATGTGCTCTCCAATCACAAAGAGGGCAGTTCAATGACTTTGTGGCCCAGCCCTGCGACCAGGCGCGTGGGGCGGTTCTGGCTGGGTATGCCGGGCAGCGTGTGCTGGCCCGCATGGCTGGTGCTGCGTTGCCGGGCTTGCTCTTGGGCCTGCAGGCGGCGCTCGCGCTCGATGGTCTCGGCCACGTTGGTGGCGGCGGCGCTGGTGTAGCGAAACGCAGGGCTTAACACGGACACACGGGGCAAAGTCAGGCGGCCGGGTGGAATGCTGGGCATGTGGTGGCTCCTGTGCGGTGGCAATGAAAAACCGCCTCAGTGGGTGGCATGTATGGGCCCCTGCGTTGCGCAGTGGCGGCGAAAGTACTGCGTGCCATGCCAGGCAAAGGGCAGCTGGCCGCAGCGTTGGCACTCTTTGGCTGTTTCGCACACCTTGTCGGTGAGCAGCACGCAGGCGAAGTGCAGGGCGTGTGTGGTGCCTTCGTCAAAGTCTTGCGTCTGGTACAGGTGTTTCAGTGCTACCTGGTCTGCCAGGTTGTTTAGGTAGAAGGCTAGCCACATGGTGGGGTCTTCCACATCGCTGAACCCAAAGTACTCAGGCGCGTTGGCGCGTATGCGCTGGTGCGCAGCTTCGGTGGTGGTGGTTTGCATGGTCGTTCTCCGTGACGCATGGAATAAGAAAGCCGGTGCCAAGCAAAGCCTGCAGCCTTGGCGTGTCGTGGGAAGTGAGAGAAGGAGGGAGGAGTTGGGCCCACAACCCGGCTTGAAAACTGGGGCGCTAGCCATGGGGTGAGCCTTTTCGCACCGCCACACCAGCCAAGAGGGAAGCTGGCGCGGCTGACACCCGCAAGGTGGCAAAAAGACTCGCTGCATGGCCCTGCAGCCTGTGCAGGGGCGAAAAAAAGCCCACCGGGTGGTGGGCTGGGGAAATCTTGGTTTGGAAACCGCGTGTGTTTGGGCATGAAAAAACCGCCTCGATGGGCGGTTTGGGTTGTAGGCGTTGGAGGGTTTAGGCAACCTTGCGCATTTCTTCCATGCGCTCTTCAGCTTCTTTGGCCTCATGCACATGGTGAGCCATGACTTCCTTCAGGCCCTCAGGAATGAAGCGTTGCAAGATATCGCGCATCAAGGGTTGGTAGCCTACGCCATGATGAGCCGCGATCATCTTGTATGCCTCAATCATCTCTTTAGGCAGGCGGATCGAGATCGATTGCATCCCCAGTGCATCGTTCAAGGCCCCCAAATGCTCTGCGCTGGCGACCTGTGCGTGCTCAGCAGAAGCGCCAAGCTGGCGCTCATCCCAAGCTTTGTCTGTAGATTCAATTTTCGTATTCATGGTCTCAACCTCAGTGCTATCTCATTTGTTCATAAATCGAGATCTCTGTCTCGTTGGGTTCGTAGCAAGTACGCAAAAAGATCCGTTGACCTCTTTGTATATACACGACTTTCAAGAGTCGGTTGCGATTGGTTCTAGCAAGGAACCATAGAGTAGGTGGGTCGCTTTTGTGATCTTCGCGATCATCAATTAATAGCGGTCCATCAAGGTTTTCAAAGCATTGCTCGACTTCTCTTCGACATACACCGTGCTTCTCGTCCAGCTTCTCCAGTATGGGCTCAGAGATGATCAAGTTCTTCATTTCGCTCATTATGTAGTCTTTTGATCTGCAGTGTATATACACGATGTAATAGCTGCAAATCTCTCTGTGTCTTTCAAGCCGCAGCCATCTGTCACAAGGCTGTGGTTTGTCGGCCTGGCTGTTCCCGGTTGCCCGGCTCCAGGCCAATAGTGCCTCATCCTTTGCGGTGAAGAGGTATCACCTTCATGGCACCCCGGGCAGGCGGCCGATTCCGCCTTAGCTCTGAACCCTTCCCATCGTTTCCGACGCCGGTTGACCATCTGGCCGGTGTCGCCTCAGCGTTGTTGAGCCTTGCACTGGAGAGCCAGTCCGACATGTCGGAGTTCAGGTTGCTCTCAATCGCCCCTTGTTGAGGGGATGCCGTGGGGCCCAACGTTGTTGCGATAGGCAAATATTAGGACTAGCTAATCAATTGGTCAATAGGACTGGCTAACAGTTTGATTAGGAGATGCTACCGTTTGTCGGGAATGTTGGGGTGGTAAGACGGTGGGAGGGTGAAAAAAAGCCCACTGGGTTGTGGGCTTGGTTCATAGAGGTGAGTAGGACTCTTACGTTGGTAGAGCGATCGCAATCATGGTCAACAAAAATTTGATGCCTGCATACAGCAGCAGTAACCCAAGAGGAAGGAATGTGCTTAGAACGATGCTGAACCACATGGAGGTTGCATTGACAGATGCTAGGACCACAGCCAACAGCATCACAGTAAAGCATCCTGCAATTGCTGAGCATAGTGTCGCTAGTAGATCCAAGAAGTGACCTGAATGCCTCATTTCCCTCAACAGAGGCCTATCTGGCAGTGCGAAAGCAAGTGCAACTGATGTGAGTAGAACCGCCGCAAATGTGCCTGCCAGTTGTGCTATTAGAGAGCCAAAGGCTCGTTGTCCATCTGTTGATGTGATCAAAAAGTTGTTGCTTAGCGCGGAGTTGTGAAGCAGTAAAAAAGTGCAGATGCCGACTAATGCGCAACCTATCCACAGCTTGACTTGGCCGATACCAATAGCTTTAAGTTTGAGCAGCCTGCTGCTCATACCTAGCCCAGGCCTGCTTGAGAGCGTTGAACATGCTTGTGTTGTCAAGATGTTGCCCCTGATGGTAGTTGACTGGATGTGTTGTTCGGAATCTGGATGCTAGCACGTCGATTGGCTCATCGCAGTCTTCTATTTTTAACTTTAATTTACGAAGTGTATTCTGATTTGAAAGATTGGCTGCGAAGTCTAGAGCTTTTTCTGCCAGACTTTTATTTCTACTTGCAGTAAATTTTCCAGAATAACTTTGCATCCCCATATCTTCCATCAATTTAAATGGATTGAAAATCCCCCAGTTAGTTGGAGGTGCATCAATTACTTGACGTCTATGTTTTTTTGTACGAGGCATGCTAAGTTTGAAGTCAATATATTCAATTTCAATATTATTGAAATCAATATTTGCAGGGTTTATATTTGGCGCACAAATAAAAGATGCATTTCCACCTGATAAAACATTTAGCATGGCAGCAAATGTTGAATAGTGGTTGGCAGACATGTTAAATTGCCAAATTAATACCTGATCTTCCTTGCTATACAAAAAATAGTTTTTCTCTAAATATGTATGACCATTTTGAAGAGGGCGAAGAATTTCTGATTTATCGGGTCTTCTCACTGGAGGAGAGTCTTCCCTGCATCGTGCTAAACAACCCATTGCAAACTTTCCATCTACTGAGAACTCGCGTAACTCAATTGCGAAACCTGTTCCCTGATGTTTTGCTGTTAGGACTGAAATCCCGTTCTCGTCAAAATTGTTTTCATTTGTTAATGTGTTCCAAATGAAATCTTCAACTTTTACTCCTTCTGGAGTGGAGTGTGTGACTATGTGAAATGCATGAAAAGTTGCATTTCGCTGTTTAATATTCGGATTTGTCGCAGGTGCTAGCAATCACGGCTCCTAATAAATTGTTAAATTATCCATCCTCCCACTTCCCAATCACTGTGCCCAGCACCTTGAAGGGTTGCCGGATGGGCTCGTGGCTGGGGTTCAGGGGCTGCAGCCAGCGGCGGCCGTCTTCGTCTTTGAAGACTTTGAATGTCACCTCATTGCTGCCGACCAGGCAGGCCACGATGCGGTCGCCGTTGACGGGAGCGCGGCGCTCCGGGTCTACAAAGATCAGACACCCTTCCGGGTAGGTGCGCGCATTGCCCGTGGGGGCTGTCATGCTGTCTCCGCGCACGCGCAGTACAAATGTGCTTTTGCCATGTGGCACTGGGCAAGCAAGCCAGCGCTCTACTTCTGATACATCCACAGGAGTGCACGCCTCACACCAAGCACCCGCCTGGACCCAAGAAACAAGGGGCACTCTCCCTTTCACATCCGGCCCAGGTTCCACATTTGAACTGCCGCTTGGGGCGACTGCTGCAGCCATTGGGCCTTCACCTGTTGCAAGCCACTGCTGGCTAACACCGAGTACCGCCGCAGCCTTTAGTAGGTTTTCGCCGCGAAGGAATTTCGATTTACCGCTCAACCACCCATTAACGCTTGGTGGTTTTACGCCACAAGCGCGCGCAAGCTCGGCTTGCGTTATGCCGGAGCGCTCCATTGCGGTTGTTAGTCGTTCTGCAAGTGTCATTAGTTAAGCCTAACATCTGTCTAATTAGGAGAGGCTATTGACTGTTTATTAGCATGTCCTAATAATTGGATGCATGAACCAACATGCAGTCCTTGTGATTGACGCCCTTGGCGGGACCGCCGAGGTTGCGCGTCTTTGTGAAGTCCGCATGCCAAGCGTCAGCAAGTGGCGGCATGACGGCGTTCCCCATGCACGTCTGAAGTACCTGGCAGAAGTCGGTAAAGACAAGCTGCAGGGTATTGATCTGCGTGCGGCATGTTCCAACAAGCGTGGCCCAGGGGCTGTGGTGAAGGGGGGCGGTCATGCGTGACAAGCAGACAGATACCAAAGAGTTGCTCTTGCTTGCAGAGCGCTGGGCGCAGCAGGCCAATTCCTCTCTGTGCTATTGGCCAGCCGATCAGTCGTCAGCGGTATCGCTGGTGACGGCATGTGACAACGCCTTGCTGGCATGTGCGCTGGAGCTGAGGGCTGCGCTGTCAGCTGCCAGCGATTTTGCTGAGGCCGTTCGTGATCTCGGACTTGAGCCAGTCCGTCAGCACTCCAAAGGTCCAGGAGCTTGAGGGCGCTATGACTTGCTTTTTTGCCTTGGCCCACAGAGTGTCGCTGCGTACGGCTTCGGCAAATTCGCAGCCATTCCAGGTCAGTCGCCAGATCATTGCGAAGTCCGCTGGCTCGCGGCCATTGCTCGGGTGCAGCGTGGCTGTGACGAGTCCTGCTTCCTGCATCCATTGCGCGTGCAGGGCAAACACATGGGCGTCTACGCCTGGTAGGTCCTTCAAAGGTTCGTCGGGCGGGAGTTCTTCGATTGCAAGGGCAATCCGCCGTATCAAGTCCATGTCCCGTTTCATGTCTGCCCTCCGTGGTTCGGTGGTTGGTGTAGGAGCCTCCATCGTAGCCACGGGGTGTGCAGGCGCCATATCGGGTGTTGCGGCTGTGCAGCATGGCGCTTACCCCACAACGATGCCTTGCAAGCGGCGCAGTGCGGCGACTTCTTCGGGCTTGGCGCTGCCGGTGGTGATCATTTTGGCTGTGCAGATGTTCAGCCAGTGGTTCATCCGTTCTGCGGTGAAGCCGCGTGGCTCGCATTCCAGGACTGTGGCCATGTGGGCCAGAAATTCTTCCAGCGCTGTGACGCGTAGTTGCAGGGCTGCAAATTCTTCTGCGCTTGGTGCTGCGGTTGGTGTGGGTGCTGTTGCCATGGTGTCTCCGAAAGGGGGGGGCTGATGACAGGCTTTAGTTTCATGGCGGCCGCGGTGCCGGTCTATGGCGAAAGTGCAGGCAAAGCCGACATTGCCCGTGGCATGGATGTGCTGGATGCCGCCTTTCTGATTGCGCAAGAGACGCCCGGCGGTGTGGCTGCACTGGCTGCGCGCATGGGGGTGTCTGCCAACACGCTGCAGCACAAGCTCAACCCCAACAACAGCACGCACCACCTGACGTTGAAGGAGGCTGTGGCCTTGCAGGTGGTGTCTGGCCTGCCTTATGTGCTGCATGCCATGGCGGCCCAGCTGGACCATACCTGCCTGCGCAGCCGCCCTGATATGGCAGAGGGCGATGCCTGGGAGGCTTTTCGCTTTGTGCAGCAGGCCATGGGGGACTTCACCGCTGCTGCTGCAGATGCGCTGCGCCCTGAGCGCGGGGCGGTGAGTGCCAATGCGCTGCGCCGTGTGGAGCATGAGGCCAATGAGCTGATGGCCGGTATTACGGCGCTGGTGAACACGGTGGCTGCAAGGGCTGCCAAGCGCGAGGTGTAGCCATGCGCGCGATATCTCAAAGTTTTTCTCCCCTGACTTTTCCCATGCTGTGCTGCGGGTGGCTGCTCATGTCTCCGGCAGCGTCAACACGCTGCAGTGCAGTGGTCGGGGCTTTTTATTCCTGCACTTCGATATCGGAGGTGAACTATGCAAGCTGAGTCGATGGCTGCTATGCCTGTGGCAGCTGCTGCCGCTGCTGGTGGCGGTGGGGTGGCGTTTGTCACTTCGCTGGATGCCAAGGCACAGGCGTACTGGGGGCTGAGCCCCAAGCTGATGGCCCAGTTTCAGGGCCGTTTGCTGGCGGTGTTGATTGAGCAGCACCGCCAGGGGGTGGTGAATATGTCTGCCAAGGAGCTGCGCACGGCGTATTTCAATGCGACGGGTGCGTGGGTGGATATGTCGAGCATTTCCAGCACGGTCAATGGCTTGGTGAAGGCGCGGCGGGTAGAGCGCCTGCAGGTGCTGCGCAAGTGCAGCGTGACGGGCCACGATATCACGCCTATTCGGGCGGTGCCGCAGCAGCAGGCGCTGGTGTGAGTGTGGGGCGGAGGCAGAAAACGATGAATCACTATCCCCACCATATTGGCGACTTCAACAGCGCAACCATCCATTTAACGTTCGTTGAACGGGCGTTGTACCGGGAACTGTTGGATTTGTATTACGACACGGAACGCCCGTTGAACAGCGATGTGAAAAAGCTGGCAAGACGTGTGCGGGCTGTGACGGATGAGCAGCGCGCTGCGCTCGATATCGTCCTTGAGGAGTTCTTCACGCTGTGTGAGGACGGCTGGCATAACGAGCGCTGTGATGCGGAGATTGCCGCCTATCACCAAAAACAAGAGCAGCAACGCAAGGCAGGGCAAGCGTCTGCCAAGGCAAGGGGCGCGAAAAAGGGTGCTTCTGCCAATGGTGGTGGCAGTGATGAAGGCGGTTTAACGGGCGTTGAACGGGCGTTCAACGGACGTTCAACCAACCAGAACCAGAACCAGAACCAGAACCATAGAAAAGAGACTTCGTCTCCAAAAGACGGCGGCGATGCAACGGGCGTTCAACCGGAGCGCTTTGAGGACGGCTGGCATAACGAGCGCTGTGATGCGGAGATTGCCGCCTATCACCAAAAACAAGAGCAGCAACGCAAGG